CGTCCTAATCTTCAGAATCAACCTGAGATAGCAAGATGGCTATACCTCCCTGATTTTGATCATTGGTGTTTTGTCCAGCGGGACTATTCACGTGCAGAATTGTATGCGATGGCATACTCAGCACAAGATGAAGTGATGATCGCAGATTTGGCTTCGGGCGACCCATATCGTCGTCTTGCTAATGCAGTAGGAACAGATAGGGATACAGGAAAAAACGTTCTTCTTGCGGGACAATATCTTGCAGGTGCCCCCAAAGTTAGTGATATGATCTTGTCACAGCAACACATTTACGTATCACCAAAGATATGTAAAGAAGTGCTCGATGGGATTAAAGAACGATATACGCGAGTTACGGCGTATAAGAGATGGCTTGCATTACAGTGTAAAACAAAAGGGTGGATTCGTAACCCATTCGGTCGTGTGAGATTCTTCTACGATAGACGAGCCGCAGCAGCGGTTGATTTTATCCCGCAGTCTATCGTCGCTGATATTCTTTGGTGTGTGCTTCTTGATCTACATATCTTTGTAAAGAGTCTTGGTGGTCGGTTAACTACGACTGTACATGATTCTGTATTGGCACAAGTGCCACAGGATAAAGTTGCTGAATGTGCGGCGGGGATGAAACAAATCATGGAGAGACCATTTGATTGTGTCGCTCCTGGGTTCTTCCTCCCGACAGAGTGTGAAGTTGGTGCCCCCGGTGCCTCATGGGGAGAATTGGAGAAATACGATGACAGTGCGAGAGTTGCTTAAAGAACTAGAAAGATTTGATAAAGAAAAATTAAATAGTAAAGTTTATCTTTGTCTTGATGATATGGAGTATGAGATAGACTATGTATTTACAGATAATGGGGACGTGATTATTAGCGGGAATCTTGATACCTATGCCTGATCCGAGATATGATCCAGAACGAAGATTCCATGAACAACTTATGAATGAACCTGATTCCGAGTGGCCAGATTTTGCAACAAGAGTTCAATTACCACCGAGAAAAAACACGAAACCAGATGTTACAAGGTTAGTTATCGATGACATGAGATCTCGCGGGATTGCTGGTAAGGAAAAGTATGGTGTTCCGCTCCAACCCATGAACGGACGAGACCCTTTAATTGATGCTTATCAAGAGGCGATTGATTTATGTAAATATTTGCGCCAGGAGTTATACGAAAAATATGGAAAATGATAAGGAGAGTATTTTGGCAGAAGCTTACCACCTTGTTCACGGAGAGAGAGGCGTCGCCTACGGCCATCCCTACGATGACTTCGGTCGGACAGCAGGGATGGTGAGTGAGGCATTCAAGCATAAATTGAAAGAACCTCTGACCCAAGAAGATATAGCCATCTTTATGATCTGTGTAAAGGTTAGCCGGTTCATGAACAAGCCGAGTCGGGATTCTGTTGTGGACATGGCAGGGTATCCTGAAACACTTTGGATGGTATATCTGCGGAGAAAACAGCTTGAGCGAGAAAAACTTGTAGAAGCCCAAATGAAAATTGTAACGGAGGACGCGGATGAAATGTTCCAAATGCGCCTCCCCGGCGTTTAGACCATCTAGATGCTTCAAGCATTATATCCGGCGGTTTGTTGAACGACGAGGGCTAAGAAAACATAAATGGTGGCGGGATAGCGAACCTGTCCTTCTGGCCCACTTTATCGGTAGGTATATTGCCGTGAAGACAGAGGGCATCTCGCCACCGATGAATAATCTGATAGAAGAGTTAGCAAGAGTACGAGTAAAAGCGGAAAGCGTGATCCAGTCGGTGATTGAGATTGCACTCGTTATTGACAAATGTGCGATGGAGGATAGAAATGAAGGTAGTGAGACAAGTACAGATGCCAGTTAGGTATGTTGGTAGTTTTTTCGAGGGTGCGCTTATTGTTGATGGTCGATTTATGCGATCCTTAGCAGAAGAAAGCATTGATGAAGCTCTTGCACGAATCATAGATGTAATTCATGATTTAACCGACCGGAAAGATGTAACATTTATGTTCAACGTAACGGTAGAGTCCGATGAGAATAGTGATAAATCGGAGTAAATTGAAAGAAGAATTAATACGTGATGAAGGTATTTGTCTAGTACCTTATAAAGATACCGTCGGACTCTGGACGATTGGGGTGGGTCATCTTCTTGGCGCGGAAGAGCGAATGACAAAAATTACTCAGAGTGAAGCAATGGCCCTTCTTGAATCAGATATAAATGTTGCAGAAGACATTGTTTCCCGACTTTTTCTCGAAATGAAGAATTATCCAGGCCAAGAAACGCGCATACGTGCGCTAGTAAATATGGCTTTCAACCTCGGTAATCGTCTCGCTGGATTCAAAAAGTTTATTGCAGCGGTAAATCAAGAGGCTTGGAGCAAAGCAGGGATTGAGATGATGGACTCAAAGTGGGCAACACAGGTTGGCCCACGCGCTACACGACTTCGAAAGATGATAGAAACGGGGGAGGTTTAGTGAATAAAATTCTTTTTATCGATTGCGAAACGGGAGGGCTCGACCCGACCAAACACAGTATCCTCTCGCTCGGTGCAGTTGTCTGGGCAGATGGATTTGTGGTTGATGAGATCGAGATTAAAATCACAGAACCAACAATTGTTGCAGAAGAACAAGCACTTAAAGTGAACGGGATCAACATTAAAGAACATGAACTTGCAGGAGTCAACCCTGTTGCTGCTGTACAGGCTCTAGAGAACTTCCTTCTCAATAACGACATGCGCGGACAAGTCGAGCTAGGCGGTCACAACGTACAATTCGATGTTGCCTTCCTCCAGAGATTATACCGGCTCGCTAACGCCAAGTACCACTTCTCTCACCGCGTTGTTTGTACACAAGGGCTCGCCGTCGCTCTCCGGTATGCCGGTCTCTTGAATCTAAAAGGTGTGAGCGGTGATTTAGTTTTTGGATACTATAAGGTTGCACCTACCCGAGAGAACGGTACTCATGAAGCACTCGGAGATGCGCGAGCATCGGCACTAGCATTCACAAAAATGATTCAAACAATAAGAAAGGAAGCGTATGGACCCCAACCGGAAAGAAGCGAAACGAGTAGCTAGAGAAGCGATGGAACAAACACACCGGCAGTATATTGCTGGATCCCCTCCCTTTAGTGAATTCGGCAAAATCTCTCGTTTTAATCGAGACATCGTGATCACCGAGAAAATTGATGGAACAAATGCAGCGATTGGCGTTACAGAAGATGGACGAGTCTATGCCCAGAGCCGCACCCGAGTGATCAGTCCACACGATGATAATTATGGATTCGCTGCGTGGGTAGAGCAGAATAGAGAGAAACTTGCTGAAGCTCTTGGTCCCGGTCTTCATTTTGGTGAATGGTGGGGGGTAGGGATCAATCGAGGATATGGACTTGCAGAGCGGCGGTTTTCACTTTTCAATACGGCTCGGTGGGGGAGGGGAGGAAAAGAGAATGGCCTAGAGACTGCATGGATTCTCGGTCAACTTCATAATGTAGATGCTGTTCCTGTCCTGTACGAAGGACCATGGATCAATGAGGCGGCGGGAAATTTTATGCCTCCGCTAGTCCTCAATGATTTGAGAGAACGAGGGTCTGCTGCTGTTCCTGGCTATATGAACCCTGAAGGCATCGTGATTTACCACAAAGCCAGCCAAGCACTATTTAAGGCGACGGTGGAGGGAGACAAGGAGTACAAGGGTGGGAATCGAGACAAAGACGGAAATGTTATTCAGTAACTTAGCATCTTTTCGTGCAGAAAAAATCCCATTTTATCTTCGGGGTACATTTTCTCGGCAACTTAAATTTGAAATGAAAGATATGGTGGATGAATTTATTCTGCAAGTAACAGGATATTTTGCGGGGAACAAGATTCATTCTGAGCACCAAACTATTCTTCGGCCTCGTGATTGGTGGCAGATGTTCAAGAGTGAATGCATGCCTCAATGGTTTGTTCAAAAGTTTCCAATTCGGTATGAAACTATCACTCTAGAAACGAAATTTATTCATATCTGTCCTCATCTTGAAATTCCTTATCCAGAAGATAAGTATCCACATTTTGAATTTTTGATGCACCCGAGAGATCGATGGAGGTAAGATGAGACAAGTGCAAGACTACCTTCCACGCCTTGACCTTCTTTGGAGAAAACAGGAAAACTTTTCATTAACCCCTCACCTTGCCGCTCTTTTCCGTGTCGGAAGTCATAGTCATGGAACGTATATCCCTCCTGTTGACCCGACTGGGATTGATGATGTTGATTTCATGGCAATCGTCATCCCACCCCGTGAACGTATTCTTGGGCTTCGTCAATTCGACCATGGGACAATGAAGGTAGAAGAGATTGATTGTGTCGTGTATTCGTGGAATAAATATATCCGGCTTCTGATGAAGTCGAACCCTAATGTAATTGGAACCCTATACTTGCGTCCTGAAGATATGTATCTCTCAGACGCAGAACCTATGCGGAGTTTAATTGCGCAGAGGGATGTATTTATCTCCAAACAAGTATATCATTCATTCATGGGTTATGCCAAAGGTCAACTGTACAAAATGACACATAACGCCCATCAAGGATATATGGGGGCCAAGCGGAAAGCACTTGTAGAGCAATTTGGGTATGACACGAAAAACGCAGCCCATCTTATCCGTCTCATGAGAATGGCAATTGAGTTTCTGAACACGAATGTTTGTATTGTGTACCGATATGATGCTGAACGACTTAAAGCCATCAAGCGGGGGGAATGGACACTCGAACAGGTCCATCAGGAGGCCAATCAGTTAATAAAGGCTGCGGAAGATAGTTTCAAACATTCAACACTTCAAGAGCGTCCACCAGAACATCTAGTAGAACAAATCCTGCTCTACGGATATAAATGCCGAGGACTATGAGGGGAAGTAGCGCAGCCAGGACAGCGTGCCTGCCTTGGAAGCAGGCGGTCGCAGGTTCGAATCCTGCCTTCCCCACCAATTAATGGTGACAGAAGGCAAAATGGGTGAGCCCCTGCCCTGTGAAGGCACGGTCTAGTCGGTTCGATCCCGACCTGTCACCCCAAAGTGGGTATGATCGTACCCAAAGCGGGTATGGCAGAATGGCTATGCTCTAGTCTTCCAAACTAGCGACGAAGGTTCGATTCCTTCTATCCGCTCATATCGTATGGAGGGTCTGCTACCGGCGTAGCTCAACGTCTCGAAAACGGGAGAGCGTGCTAATACCACGCTATGTGGGTTCGAATCCTACACCCTCCGCACGCCAGCGCGGTAACGCGGGAGAGTTGCGCCTGTCTGTAAAACAGGTCTTTCGGGTGAGTAGGTTCGAATCCTGCCGCTGGCACCAAATTGGAGTGAGAACGATATGGCCTCTGAAGCTCGTCCGTCCGGTCTGAAATAGGCATAGCAGGGGAAACGGAGCGCCAGGAATCCTATTTAATCATCTGGCTCAAACCATAACACTCCATCTTATATTCTGGGCTGGCATGTACCAAGGAGGCGAGAATGCCTTGCAAGTAATCTGCGGTGGGTTCGATTCCCATCCGGTCCAAAAGAAAGGAAAGAATGACAGAAGTAATTGTTAGCATCCACCCTTCCCACACCGAGGGGACGAAAGTTATAAAAGGCGAATGCACACTAATCCAGTCTGGGGATAAAATTGAATTTCATTTAGAAAATGATTCGATTCTAGAACTAGAGTGGGGAAAGTATACTATTGTAGTGCCTGATAAAACTCAACCGTTAATGGCTTAAGCAGGCCCATGTCCCAAGGTGGCGATAGACGCTCCAAACGTTTGTGGGTGGGTTCGATTCCTACGGTCTGTGCCATTCCGGGGTCTTCTAATAGGCAGGAAAACGGGCCTTGACCCCGTGAATTTAGGTTCGAATCCTAGCCCCGGAGCAGAAATATAATGGAGGAACTATGTGTCAAGGGTGTGTAGATGGTGGTGTATTAAAACAGTCTACATATGATAAGATTGAAGACTTCAACGATAAATTCCCAGAAGCACAATTTAGTAATGCACACATTGTATTAGCAGACTGTAATATCGAAGACAATCATATACAGTATTGTTTAGATTTGCCATTGGAACCAGAGATTAGAGAATTTCTAAATGAACTTTTGCTCACTCCCGAGAGTGAAAGATAGCCCCGCCCTATAGCTCAACTTGGAAAGAGCACTTCACTTATAATGGAGAGGTTCCGGGTTCGAGGCCCGGTAGGGCAATATAAAGAAAGGAAAAGAGATGAACAGGTATGAAAAAACAGATTTACAGAGGGCAGTAAGCGCAGTGAATAAAGTAGAAGCATTATACCGCGCACTAGGGTACGTGTATGACGGCCACTTTACTGCACAAAAAGTAGAAGTCCTTCTCCCCATGAATCCTTCCCCGGTGCTGGTTGATAATTCCTGGGAACTACGTCAGATGCTTCATCAGTTGGCATCTGCTCTTGGGTTTGTGTATGACAGTAACAGTTATAAATTTGTGCGGGTTAAGAAAGAAACAAAAAAGTCGTGATACAAATAGCGCCTAATGCAAAGTGGTCGAGCACCGGGACTTTCAATCCCGTCTTAGTGGGTTCAAGCCCCATAGGCGCTACCAATAAGTGCGATGAGAACGATATATCCTCTGTTGATATCTGCCGTAGCTGGCGCGAATAATCAGAGTTATAAGAGGAAAACGCTGACTCGCGGTGCTCTTCTTTGGGCCTCAAGAGAATCACCTAGCACAAGATATAACATCGCACGTACTTGCCGATCTAGGTAAACCGGCATACCCGCTGACTTGTAATCAGCAATTCGGGGTTCGAGACCCCGGTTCGGCTCCATGAAAGGAAAGAAATGATTCATATTTTTGTGTTAGCAGGCGGGATTCTCCTTGTCTTGGGACTATACGCGCTCTCTGGTGTGATTATCATGTGGGCATGGAATATGCTATTGCATGGCATTTTTAATCTGCCGATCATTAATTTTTGGCAGGGTCTTGCTGCAAGTTTAATCCTGAGCGCTGTTGGTGGATTCTTCAAAGCAAAATCTTAAGATATAGCCCTCTAGCTCAGATTGGGAGAGCATCACCCTTACAAGGTGGGGGTCGTGGGTTCGAGCCCCACGGGGGCTACCAGAAAGGAATAGTATGGACTTGAAGGTAAATCTAACAAAAGAACAATTGACCGCAATAAACGATGCTGCCATTACTGCCCTCCAAAAAGAAGTTGCTGCACTAGAGAGAAAACTAGCAACGCGCGATAAAAAAATTGCTAGCTTACAAAAAGGAATGAATATATCTAAGGAAATACGAAGTGATATACGATCTCTTGCAGAACAGTTAGTTGAATGACTTCAGTGGGCTGGATGGGCAGATTATGTGGTAGATGATGAGTAAGAGGGAGATTATTTTACGAAATAGAATTTTTGCAAGGGTAGGGCGACGCACAATGAAAGATCTAGGGACTGAGGCTATCAAAAGATTAAAACAACAAAAAAATATGAATGCAGTGATAGATCTCTCTTCATTGATGTCGGGGCCAGCAAGTGCAGGTGAAATCAGAAAATGTATCGAAAAGTATTTTGATCTTGCTGATTCTCCTGTGATGGGGACAGAATGAAAAACACTGTTTTCCGCCACAGAGCAGATATATAGACAAGATATTTCTTTGCGGGTTGATGAAGAGTGGGACATTAAACTCGTTGCAGAAGCAATTGAAAAATGTGCCAAAAGGATAAAACACAGTGTACACACCTAAGATTTATCTTGTCAGTCAAATGCATTTCGACTTAGATCGTCTTGCAGATTTTAGAATAGATGAGGATCTTCCTTCTCTCATGGGGCCGGACGCTAAATTAGCGGATACCGATGGAATCGTAGAAATCGCAGGACGACTTTGCTATATGTCTTATGGAAAGGGCCGCAAATCTAATCAAGAATTTATCAAGCATATTCTTGACGTTGGCCACGGCTCGGTGTTGGAGCACGCAGTTTTCGGCTTTATTTTCACAAACGTCTCTCGATCTTTTACACACGAACTTGTCCGGCACCGACATTTATCCTTCTCTCAACTTTCGCAACGATATGTAGATGAGTCTGATGCTGGCGTGATCGAGCCACCAGATATTGCAGCAGATGAGAGTATGCATGGCACGTTTATGCGGGCAACACAATCGGCTCGAACAGCGTATGCTGTCCTTGTCAGTAACTTGGAATTACGATTCAAACATATTGAAAATGCAACTCAACGGCGTAAGATGGCGAGGCAAGCCGCCCGAGCCGTCCTCCCCAATGCGACACGAACTAAAATCTTTGTAACAGGAAACGCTCGGGCGTGGCGACATTTCATTGAAGTACGCGGGTCTGTTTTTGCCGATGCTGAAATCCGCACCGTTGCAGTTGAAGTGTGTCGGATACTGAAAGATGCATCTCCGCATATTTTTGGAGATTATCAAATTGTAGAACAAGATGGGGTTGAAATCGTGGAGACTAGATATGAAGAGGTATAGAGCGCCCGTAGCCCAACGGCAGAGGCGATAGGCTTAGAACCTATGCGGTGGGGGTTCGAATCCCTCCGGGCGTACCAACTTAGGAGTAATAATGAAGTTTTACTTGATTGGTTCTTTGCGGAATCCACAAGTTCCAATCCTCGCACAAAAAATTCGTGCATTAGGACACGAGGTATTTGATGATTGGGTCGCAGCCGGACCAGAAGCCGATGACTACTGGCAACGATACGAACAGGATAGAGGGCACAACTACACGGAAGGACTCGTCGGTTATGCTGCGGGGCACGTTTTCCAGTATGACCGTTTCCACCTTGATCGTTGCGACGCCGCCGTTATGCTTTTGCCCGCTGGAAAGTCGGGTCATCTTGAGTTTGGTTACATGATTGGACAGGGTAAGCCTGGATATATTCTTATTCCTACTGAACCTGAAAGGTGGGACGTAATGTACAAATTTGCAACAAAAGTATTTATTGATGAAGTAGGATTATTTAAAGAGCTAGGAGACATATGAGACCAAAATTTTGTGCGACGTGTGGGCTGCCACTTCAATTGAGAGTGACTACTCCGCCCACAAAATATGATATTTACAGTGGTCTCCCTCACTTTCCCGAGACAATCACAAAATTAAAGTGCGAGAGACGCGACCATCCCGATGAGTGGATTTTTGTTCCACAACACATTAATTTTCCATCAGATATGGTTATCCCAGAAAGATGGGTGTATCATAAAGAGATAAAGGTGGGAGTATGACTTGGACTTGGATTATAGGTATTATAGTTTTTCTTTTTATTCTAGGTTGTATCTTCCTTCCCCCACCGGGTACTGGCACGCATGATGATCAGAACCCTGGATTTAGATAATCTTGCCCCTTAGCTTAATGCAAAGCGCGTGGCTTTTAACCATTGCAGATGCCGGTTCAAGTCCGGCAGGGGCTACCATATTGGACCTGAGCTAGTCTGGTGATAGCGCACGCCTGAAGAGCGTGAGAATAGCGTTCGATTCGCTAAGGTCCAACCATCAGGAGGAAAAATGAAAATTACATTCAGTGGGGATGAGATTGGTTACATATACCAGTATAACGAAGAAAAAAAGAAACTCATGGGTCGATTCAAGATGCTTGGTGGATTAGATGAATCAAGTCTTGATCATGAGTTTCATACCTTAATAGTATTCCAGTACCTTCCTTCGGGTCAAATTTTTTGGGGAACGAGTGCTGGTTGTTCTTGCCCTAATCCTTTTGAAGAGTATTTCGTCTCGATTGATGAGGAGGATGAGAATGTAATTTCTACAAATTTTGATGAGATTGTCCCTTCTACCTTCCCGGAATTTGAGTCTTCCGTGAATGCTTTCCCCGACGAACTAGATACAAAAAGAGAATTACTTCTAACTATTCGCTCCATGATCCGGGATCCGGAAGGCTCATAACCTTTCCTAGCCGGGTTCGACTCCCGGTGGAGCTACAATCAGGAGGAATCATGTATAAATTTATTCAATCTGTTTTTCTAGTCTTTTCTGCTCTCTTGTTTCTCCCCAAGATCGCTCATCCTGGTTCTCTCGCATCTGTTTATGCGGAGATTGGCAACGCCGAATGGACAGGGCAAATGGCAGGCGTGTCCCTTCACTCGGATAATGGGCCTGCGGGCGGGTACGTCGCTTTAGCGATGGGAGATGACGTATTCCGTCAAGAAGTAGGAATCTATGCCCGTCAACTCACATGGTATTTCGGGGCCGGGTTTGCCCACGATGTAGGGCCTACACAGCATGTCTGGATGCCAGTTTTTGATCTAGAGGAAGAGACTGTCACTACAATCGGCCGGACTCTCAGTGATCAAATTCTTACTCGCACAAGTACGGTTCTATTCATCGGACTCCGTAACCCAGGAACTCGTCCTTTTGTCGAAGGTCGTGTCCTTGTTGGTGACGAGACACATGTCGCATTGAAAGTTGGTGTAGGATTTTAAGCGGGCGTACCCCAATTGGCAGAGGGAGTGGACTTAAAATCCATGTGTTGTGGGTTCGACTCCCACCGCCCGCACCAAAAGGAAAGGCATGAAATATATAGGTATTATCGGGCACGAAGCCACAAAATTTACTCCCGAGCAAGAGAAACAAGCACGAGAAATCATTAAAGATATAATCGCTGACGATTGTGTAGTAGTCAGTGGAGGCTGCCATCTCGGGGGGGTGGATATTTGGGCCGAAGAGGAAGCACTAAATTCAGGGAGAGACTTGGTTGTTTTTTGTCCGAAAGAACGAAGTTGGCATGGTGGATACAAGGATAGAAACTTAAGAATCGCTGCTCTGAGTGATGAGGTCCATGTTATCCTTGTCCCGGATTATCCACCAGGATACCAAGGTGTTCAATTCGATATGTGTTACCACTGCCATACGACATCTCATGTGAAATCCGGTGCGTGTTGGACAGCGAAAGAAGCAAGGAAACTAGGAAAGAAAACATTCTATCATATTATTGGAGCCAATGTCCCCGACTCCAATAATGTCATAGGGGACAAGGAGGGCAAGAAATGATCAGACTCATTGCCCTAGTACCGATGCTGCTTGATCTATTGTGGTGGATCAGGCGGTAATAAAAAACCCCCCGCAAGCGCGAACTTGCGGGGGGTTTCTGTTTAGTATGACCTACTATGGAGTAGGTGGTTGAAGTTTGTCCATGAGACGTTTCAGTGCCGCGACTAGGCCAGTTAAGAGAGTCACGACGAGTGCATAGACTTGAAGGTTGAAAGAGTCCCCTCCTGGCTGATAGCCAGCTAAAGCAAACATCAGTAAAGCGACTACATTTGCAACAAGCGCGTATAGTCCTTTCTTTAGAAACGATACGATTACTGCTCCCATTATATCACCCCCTATTTAGATGCGACTTGGTTAACCTTTTCTACTGTCCGCATTGCACCGAGACCAAGCATTCCGAACAGTAGTGGTGTCATTGTGGATAAATCTAACTCAGGTAGATCGACGGGGTGCCCAACGAGACGAGAGCCCCACGAGAAAAACGGGGAAAAGATGTATTGCATAAAAAGGCCAGCGACACACACCCATCCAACAGCAGGCCGCCAACCAGAAATGAAAGTGAGTGGACTCGCTGCTTCAACTTTGTTGATTTCTAATTGTCCTTTCGCTAATTCTGTTTCTGCTGCTAATTTGGCTAATTCTCCTGTTTGTTGTAACTCAAATAACTTGAGTTTAGCTGCATCCCTCTCTACCGGATTCGGCCAGAGTCGGTCGATGAGTTTACCACCAATGTCGAATACCGCACTTACTGGATCAAAAGCCATTAATCCTCCGGATCACCGAGTCGTGATTTTAATTCTTTAATCTCAGCAAGAGCCTCGGTTAGCCGACTATTCACTAAGATATGAATTGTATCAAGTTTTGTTGCGGTCGCTTTACTCTCTTTTACTCTATGATGATTAGAGACGAGGATAGCGATTGTTGGGGCCAAGGCAACCGCAAAGGCACCAAAGAGAGTCAGAATTTGATCAGGGGTTATTATCATTTTGAGTCCTCCTTTAAGGCTTTGCGTGACTCCTTATACACTTCTATAATTCGTTCAAGTTTTTCTTTAGCTTTATAAAAATCTTCTTTAGCTTCTTTCGCCTTGGATGGCGGGCCATTGATCATAGCTGTCCTCCAACGACTTCGTGTTTGAGCTAACTCACCTTTTGCAGCCATTAGGTCAGCATCACTGACATGCTTTCCTCTCCGTCCTACTGTTGCAAATCGTACACCGGCCGTCTCAGAGGCAAATGTTTTTACAGCCTCTTTCGGCCCATAACTTTCAAGAGCCTCTTTAGCTGAGAAAAATGGTCGAGCAATTGGGAACATCCTTGTCGCAACCTCCGGCCACTTCATTTCCTTTCCAGTTCGAGTTTTGCCTGTTGCTACATCTCGGACAAGACCGGGCATGGTAAGGAGATCAGCAATATTTTCCGCAGCTTCCCCTGGGATAGATTGGATGAACTCAAGTGGTGTGTCTCTTTTTGTGATCACCCGTCCAACCCGAGCCGCGATATTTCCTAGCCCGACGGCCTTCATTACTTCTTCGGGAACAGAGTAGCGGAATCGGAATACTACAGGTTTCCCGTTGATATCTCGTCTCACCTTTAGTGGGTCTTTCGGATCAGGCACGATTATATGCGCTTGTGACCGTTCCCACTCTGCTAATGAATTCTCAACTTGCTTATACTCTTCATTCTGACTATTCCACAAATATGTGAGGACAGGCACACCAACAATTCCAGCGATTGTTCTCGCTCGCGATCCTGGTGTACGAAGATTATCCATTACCCGAGAACTAGCAAGACCAATAAACTGTAAGAATGGAGAAATCATTCGAATAGCGGGGAGTCGTGCAGCTTTGGGTGCTCCCGCACCATACGTTAATGTAATCTCTCGTCCTACTCTCCCAAATTGCGAAATGTCTCCCGTTCGCTCGAATGCCTCAAGTCCTGCTGCGATTCGTGGAGCGGCTTCAATCGCAAGACGAGAGCGTGAGAGTACGTCGAGTACTGGATTTGGTGTTGGTCGCTCACCTTGAGGCATGAGTCGGGATAATTCTTCAGAAAGTTTACCTCGGGCTCCTACATCATAGTGAATAGTTCCTTCAGTCACTCCTTCTCGTTGAGCTAAATCCCACGCATCAATAATCTGTCCATTGATCTCAACAAGCGTCCCACCTTTCTTGCCAAAAGCACCTTTAGTTGCGATAGGAAGTCCAGCCTTCATCCACCATTTAAAGACTCCAAGTGGTTGTGCTTTCTCTCCAGGCAATCCGACGAACATAGCCATTGGGAGGTCAGACATTAAGTTAAGATTGGTATTTGATGGGTTATACACTGTCAGCCACCGAGCCATAGTTTGTCCAGCCCGATATAACGCGTGTTCCGTTCCTTTACTCCGCTTGGGATAAAATGTCTCAAGAGCTAGTGCGATAGGAGAAGGCACTACATACGTGCCAGGGAGTAATTCATTCGTGTCAGGTTTAACTTGAGATAATAGCCCGTCAATTAAATACCCCTCAGAAGTCTTCCGGCTATAACCGATCATCCCCGGGCCCGGACGATACATGCTCAATCCGTGAGGGACCGTATCTCCGATTTTAAACTGATCTGTAAAATTGATAGTTTTATCAGCAAGAAGGTCGATGAAAGCTTCATGCTCTGCAACCTTCTTCATATACTCACCGAGAATTTCTTTCTCAAGAATTACTAGATTTGTTTCGCGAAGACCAGGAGCATTAGTCCGGTGTTGCATCATATTCAATACTTTACTCCGTAACTCTTCTCCCGCCTCAGAAGCAAGTCCCTGCGCCACAGCATGAAGTTTTCGAATAGGCGTATAATCCTCAAGATAGTGCTCAGGGACAATCCATCCTCGGGCTAACATATCTCCGAATACACGGTCCCAGAGATTTTGTCTGCGCTCTAGCGCGGTAGCGATCTCTGGGTCATTTTTTACTTGTGGTTCAAGTAGATCTAGTTGCTGCACCCATTTCTCAGTTGGTTGGCCGTGGATACTAGGTTTCCCCCCCCTGAATGCTTGAGCAACTTCGTCAGAAGTTACAAGAAAATCATACATTTTAGCGGCTTGTGTCGGTGCATCTGTCTGAAGCGGCTCATAGACTTTTTGTAATTCTAATTCCGCACTTACTCGTGCAGCTTCGCCCCTCGTCCGACCACGAAGAAATGTTCGTTGTACGTCTTTCGGGAGGTTAGGATCAGCCCGGAAGAACGACCCAAAGATAGTTTTCATATCTTGAATTCTATCTTCAAGTGTCTTAACTCCAACCTCTGTCGCACGGGTTGCTGTTTCTAATTCAGGTACACCCGTGAACGGGATACCCTTTCCTCGTTGCCCAATGGCTTCAGGAGAAGAGAGTGCCTTTTCTAGTACTGCTGGTGCTTCAGCCGTGCCTCGTGCGATAGCTTCTGGGACGGCAGGAGAGCGGAGGGCAGAAAATACCCGCTTAAGGATAGGTTCTGCTCCTGCTCGGATTACTGGACCTAGACTCATTTCTTTCCTCCGGCTTGTATAGCTTTGTTTTTCGTGACCCGATACAATCTCTCTAGATGTGTTTTAATGTCGAATCCAAATAAATCTTTCATTTCTTTTGAAAAAGTCTTGAACGTGTTCGCCCCCTTTAGAAACACCCAGTCTGCTATCTGTTCTAAGTCTTGCCGACTCTTGAGGGACTTTACACCATTTCTTCGAGCAAGAATACTCTTTTTCAATTCTTGAATCTTAGACTCTGCCGCAGCAGTTACAAATTCCTGTGCTTGGGCCTTAACCTCGCCCGGCAGTTTTCGTTCTTGGAATATTTCTTCCGGCCCACTCGGGGCGTTTAGCTGGCGGTTCAAGATATCTTCACCCGGTGTTCGGGGTGGCGCACCCGGACTTGGAGGCAAGGCCCGGCCAGCGGGCTCTAGCGCCGCCTCAGGGACCGCCTGCGGTGTTGCACCCAAAGGTGTCCGTAACCCGGCTCCAACAGAACCCGTTGAGGGAGCAGTCCCCACTGGAAACTGCATTTCAGGAGTCGCCGGAGGGATTGTAGCTCCTTCAATCCCCAATGGTAATTCAGCTTGAGAAGGAACAGGAGTTTCTAGCCCAGGTACAGAAGGTTTCCCTGTCGGTGGAGTAATCACAGGAACCTGCTCACTGATTGGTCCTGGGAACGCCACATTTGGCTCTGGTGCGAGTCCCCCCAATCCTGCTTCAATCGGCGGCTGGCCTACTGCTTGTCTTAGCCGTCCTGCCTCAATCGCACCAGTAATTGCTTCGGCTGGTGTTCTTGCGGCTTGCGGGACAAACGGTTGTGTTGGTGTGAGCCCGCTCATGAGTGGTACATCTGTTACAGGCATAGCCGCCCGAGGGGAGAGGGAAGGGTCGAGTCCACTGGAGCGGAAGGCTTGTTCAATTTTAGTAGCGATAGTTTCTATTGCTTCAGGTGGAGCGAGATCTGCTGCATCCGTCCCTAGAACTCTTTGAACAATAGAATTCGCGATTTGTCTAGGATCTAATTTAGTAGGAAGTCCGGTTGTAGGATCAAAAACAGTTGCCATATCGCGAAATCGTGTAGTAATCCATCCTGATTGAAATTTCTCTGCGAATTGAACGGCGGCTGTTTCTAATGCTTGTCGTTGTCTCCCCGCTGCGATGCTCATTCCTTCTTGTACATACCGAGGGATATTCCCAACGGTAGCGATAGTCTTCCCAAATCGCCCAAGAAGTCCAGCTAGTGGTGGTCCAGCAACAGTTCCAATTGCGGCACCTTTCCATGTAGCGTCTAGGATGTCAGATGCAGATCCACCTTTAGCGCCAGTGCGGATTGCCTCATAGGCCCCAAACCCAACCCCTCCGGCAGCGGCGTGTCGAGTTAGCCAACCAAGTCCTGTCTTTCCAAGTCTCTTCGCAACACCTGCCTCAACACTACCAGCGAGGACTGCGCTCGTTAAAAATGCTGCACCACGAGCCGTTTCTTCTCGTGCTTGTCCTGCTTGCTCAGTTAGTTCATTGGACATTTCAGATTGAGTAGAGACACGCTGTTGCATAATATTATGTGCAATATCTGGCGGATAACCTCGGGCTAAAAGATCATTATATGTTATATCTGGGAGTTGGGCTTTTTCAAGTCCTCCGATGGCAAGACCCTTCCCCATCCCCCGGCTGAATCCTTTAACGTCTTTTTCTAACTCAGAAACCATCGTCTTCCCTGTTTGTCTCAGTACTTGTCCTAATCCTGGTTTAGAAGGAAGAGTAGGAGCACCAAAAGCGGACTCCATGGACTCAAAGAATTCATGCTCGGGGAGGTCTGAATAGTGTGCTTCACGGATCGAAGAAACAAATTCTTCGTCTGGGATATCATCATATCCTGGATATTCTTTCCGTAATCCTAGAATAATAGGACTCTTTTGGTCTGCCATAGTTACCTCTTACCACCATATAGTTTTTGGTGGGCTGCTCGGATCGGATCTTCTACCGCAGGAGTATCTGCATCAACTTCTTCATCTACTGGTTCCCCTTGCCGCTTACCTTCTTCTTCTCTAATCTTTTGTGCCGCACTCATAATGGACAAGCCAACTTGAGACATGGCAGCATCTATCTCTTCTGGTGAGATTTCCATTTCACCAGTGAGTGGATTTCTTGATAGAAGCGAACGAAGTTGCATTAAAGCTGGTTGTACAGCTAGATCGAAAAGTTTTAGAGATAATCTCTCATCAAACCCCATTTGTTTAGCAATCGCTTTTGCTCGTTCCTGAACAAGATCTTTTGCATTCGATGCCCGAACGCCTTCTAGTCCTTTCTTCTCTTCGAAGAGCGCCTGGATTCTTGTTTTATAATCTGTCAGTGCAGTTTCTCGTTTTACTCGATCTAACGTAGACTGTAACTTAGCGAGAGTTTCACTATGAGCGAGTGCTTTTTTGAAATTTCCTTTGTTTAATTCTTCCCCGATTTGACCTTGTGTAATTGTTTCTTGTAGGCTCAGAAGGTCTCGGTCTTTTTGTTCTTTCTCTCTACCTACTTGTTCCATCTTTTGCATTAAAGATCTTTGTGTGAATTCAGGAGCCCCTAATGCAGCAAAGAAAGTAGTTCCACGCCCCGGTAATTTAGTAGCCGGACGATCTTTTACTTGCTGAACCATTGGACCGAATTTTGCTTCGAAATCAATACCCTTCATCCCACCTAAAAGAGCACGAAGTTTATCGTACTCAGTTGTAATAGCTTCGTGTGCAACTGTGTCTGGTCCTGCTGGTGGAGTAAGTTTATCTTGACTCACTGTACCTTGTAGACTCGCCATTTTTTCACCGAAAGTAGCCATTATCGTTGTGCTCCAATTGTTTGACGCCGGTACAACCCTCCGAACCTAGAGAGTCTGTTCCCAAGATTGCTCCAATATCCTCGTTGTGGTGCCATCTGTAACTGTGGTACTGGAACTTGACCGCTAATTGCTAACGAACCCCCACCTGGGAGCGTCCCCCGGCTTGGGGGCAGTAGTTTTTCTGGTGTTGTCGTCTTTTTCTCTAAGTTTGTCGTCTCCCCCGCCCCCGCCATTAAAGCCATTCCTGCCGCCTGAGAAATCCCACTGCCTAATGTTTGCCAGGGAGAAGGCGTTTGCTGTTCCAACATTTTCGATCCGACTACAGCGTTCATTCGTTGTGATACAATATCTTGTGCGATAGGGAGGGCTGCCGTCATAATGTTAGATTTCACCCCTCGTTGGAGGGAGCCTACCGCTCCACCAGAAGCAGCCTGCGAGAATATACTAGCGCCGGATTCAGCGCCCCCGCCCCCGCCAAAGCCTGCCGCAGCCGCCCGAGAGGCCACGTCTCGTTCGAATTGTTGTCCCTGTTCGGCCGCTTGGGTCATGAGTTGCTGCCCTTGCGGGGAATTGATCACAGAGTTAAATAAGTCAAGCATCTCTTGGTTCACAGCAGAAGCGCCAAAGTGCTCTTTGAGCCATTCTGGGCTAATAGTTTTTCTTCCACCAAAAGCAGAAAGAATACCACCACCTGCAACAGCGGCCATGAGTGTTAGTGTAACTGGATCCATTTTATCTCCTATCCAAGTGCTACTACTCGGATATAAATCGCATATCGAGCTGGTCCGTATATTCCGCTCGCTGCTGTAGCATAAGTGATATTACCACTATTAACTTGCATTAGTACTCTACCTGAATTTTGTCCTGTGGCAGTAAGGTCACGAGTAACTGATGTATCTGTCCGTGCTCCACCTACATCCGTCCATCCAACTGTAACAGTTAATGTCCCTGCACCAGCATCTACTGCTGTACAAACAACAATTACTTCAATTTCGTACACACCAACAGGTGGAGTATTCGAAAGGTTAGTTGTGCTGATGTCAGCCCCTTGTGCTGTGAGATCGACCTTGCCGAGCGAGCCCGCCGCCACCGCAGGCGGATCGTTGCCGACCCCGACGAAGGTTAGATTCAAGTTCTGAAATTTTTGTGTTCGCGTCGTCCCGGTCGCGATCCCGGTCAGATCGAGACGTGTAATCTTTGTAGGGTCTACTTTGTCGCGGAATATGCAGCCAGATACCGAAAGCGTGGAGTGGAAATCGAACTTGCATTGGTTCTGGAATGTCTTTGCTTGAACGGTCTGTGCCGTATCGGTAGCCATCAGTTCGCCGTTCGACGGGAAGACGAGAACCCCAAAGGCGGGGGTAGCTGTTGTCAGGTACGTGAAGAGACCCGTCGTACCCCATTCAATCTGTCCCCAATAACCGGTCGATGTTTCTGCTTGAAACGTGAGCATTCCCGCGTTCGGGATGCCAAATACTACGCTTCGACCATCTCCATCGGCGTTGGCCATGTTGAACGTGTAGATACCGCTGATCGTTTCATCTGCTTCTCTGCGCGCCAAAATCGCGCCATCGGTGATCGCGCTCTCCGGGATCGCCAGACCGCTCGTCGCGGTCCATGCTGCCGTGGTGCCGTTGCTCGCTAATACCGAACCGGCAGCACCGATCGTCAAACGATCCCACTTGGGAATCGCATTTCCGAGGATCAAAGCGCCCTGGACTGCTGCCGCAGCCACGGTATCGGTGTGGTTCGCGTTATCTAACAGCGTATTGGTCGCCGCAGCCCATGATAGAACGCCCGCGCCATCGTTCTTGAGAAACGTGCCGACTAGGCCCTGGGCGCTCGGCAAGGTCAGCGTGTGGCTGATCGTCGCCGCTGCTGGTTTGACCGTCAGCGTCCCTGAGGTCGATCCAACCAAGAGCAGTTGGCGCGTAGAGAAATAGCCGTCCTTCGTGACGCTCGCGAGTACGGTGGGCGTACTGGACAGCCAGTCCTGCAGATTGGCGGTCTGCGCTGCCGCACCGATCACCGCCACCGGCACCGCGGCAGCGGCCTCTGCAACTACGGTCAACATCCGACTGAGACTCGCCGACGTACCGATCCCGAATCTACCTGCGGCGTCTACAAACGACCTGGTCGTTTCGCCGTATTGTCTCCACTCACTCAGCGTGGCGGTGCCAGCCGCACCGTCGAATAGCGCAACCGGGGCACTACCGAGGGCAGCGGCACCTTCGGTCACGGCCAGGAAGTTCACGGCGACGTAGTGGTTGTTTGAGAACAGTGGGATCGAAGTGCTAACTCTGATCGAGTTTGCCGTCCCGCTGCTAGCCTGCGCGCCCGAGAAAGTAACAGACCCACGGGTGTAGACATCCTGGGCGAGCGCCGTCGCGTCGATTATTAGCGGGCTCGGGAAACTGTACCCGTCTGAGGCAAAAAGGTCGATGATGATCGTCGTGTTTGCCGGCAGTGCTCCGTAGAGTCGCGACACCGAATACCAGAGCGTATAGGTCCCGGCCCTGCTAATCGGGCTGTCGAGCACAACTTTGAACCCGTAGGCACCGCCCGAACCAGCCTCGTGCCGCGCTGCTACCTTTTGGTCGTTCGACAGCACGCACTCGGTGAACGTCCCTGGCGTCGGCCCGCCACCGAGATCATACTTGCCCCAAGTGAAGGACTCTGCAGGACCGTCGGAAGATGGTAGGATGGTCCCCACGCCCTGCCCACCGACCACCTGGAGCGTAGACTGCGGCGATGCAGTCCCGACGCCTAGACGAACCAACGCTTCGTCGAAGGTGCTGGTCTCAGCGGTACCGAAGTAGATTTTTCCTTTTACATCATGTGTTGTGGAGACTAAAGTTAACTTTCCCGCACTTTCTATCGCACCATGGGCTGTCTGCCCATCTGGACGACCGCGAAGTTTGAGATAGATATCATCCCTCACGATAGGAGTACCAGTTCCATCTGGTATTTCCCCCCGTGAAATTGCTCCAAAGCTCGCCTGTGTCTGGTCAGTCAGAGTTTCTAGTTTTCGTAGAATCTCATATAACCAGCGCGGTGCTTCTTTTGATGGTACTATTTGAGAAACTCTACGCACTATCTGTCTCCTGTCCCATATCTGTTGCTAGATATGCGAAGTAATTTAACTGCATCCCTGTACTTAACGATTGTTGAGCACCAGACGGGAGCAGAACCTTATCAAATTGAAGTTCAAGTGCTTGTCTCAGATTATCAAGATGGAGCCTGACTAACCCACCAATTTGTGTGGAAATATATCCAGTGTTCAGTTGAGTGATTACTTCTCCAATATTTTGACCACGCACTGTGATGGACACCGTTCCATTTGTGAATGTAAGCGTAATACCAGTCCCCGTAGCTATTGCAGCCTGCGAGATAGTGATATTATTCGAATCTGTTTTTGCTGTGACTATCGTCCCTGGAAGAATTTCAGTTCCCGTGACTAACATCCCAACAGTAACGTTTCCAAACAATGCACTAGAGGTAACGGCTGTAGAATCTATCGTTGTATTGCTCGCGGCAGTAATCGATGCCCCTGCTGCATTACAATGCAGGTATGTTCTTTCTTCCCGTGTTTGTCGTCCTACACCAGCAGGGTAGAACCTACGAGTAATAATTCGTGGAGTAAGTGAGATTGCAGCTTCACTGCCAGCCGAATTCGCAACAGTGTAAGAAGCAGGGAGGGTTAACCCTTGATCCTCTACATATACTTTTCCTGTTGCTTGATGCCCCGTCAAATAATAAGGGACACCATTTAATGTGACTTCAACAGCTGACCGAGCCGAGACCTTCATTGGTCCAATCGCGGGCAACATCCCACCATCTTTTATCTTTTCAGGACTATATGAAAAAATTATAGCCCGTGTGTTTTTACCATGTGATGTGCCCGCAGGCGCGTAAAATAAAACAAGCCAATTTTCTTTTGTATAATTTCGTAGAATACATGTATCTAAATTATTCACATCTACTGTATTCTCCCAGTCCAAGTCAATATTCAAGAACCGCGTTGTGATACCATCGGTAACGTGAATCCCTTTATATGAAACATAAGCAAGAAGGACTCCACCACCGCCCATGTCAAAAAGTGTAGCAGCGTGTGGCCCTGCAATTCCATGATCAATCGCAAGGTCCTCGTGCGCAAGACCTGAAGTAAAATCAGTATCATTTTCTGTTGGGAGATAATTCACTCGCTTGATCGAAGAGCTAAGCCCGACGATTAAAACTTGAGAGAGAGTTCGGACAAATGTGACCTCATCTTTTTTTCTCGATTGTAAATACATCACATACGACAAAGGCCATGACTCGGGGAGGCCGGGGAGGGAGTAACGCAAAGCGTTCGGGTGCCCTCGCCAATTTGTTACAATCGAACCGTTGAATGTATCTCCTGTGGTTGCCTCTGGGTTTGGAAGATTTGCTGAATCCGATACTGTAATTCCAACTTGCGAACGAAAGGTTATTACTCGGAAGGGGAGGCCGTTCAAGTTAACAGATGTGCCAGTGAAGTGAATTGTTACGTCTACGCCATCGACAACTAATCGCTGGATAGCCGCAGACGCTCCCTTCTCGATAACTAATTCAAATGCACCATCAGCAAAATCTCCATCTGTCCATGAAGCACCCCATGTATCGAATTGTCCTCCAAATGTTACTGTAGTCCAATCCGGGGTGAATTCAAAATGATGGGCGAGACTTCGTTTTGTTTGATCCTGTCGGCGGAAATAAGCATAACCGTGAGCCCGAGTAGTTGCAGACCCCGAAGGATCGGCTCGACCATAAACACGGACTGTGACACCTGTCACGGCTCCTGTGCCCACGAATCCAAATGCACGCAGGAGAATGATCGCATCTGCTGCGGTGGACGACATCCCCCCGAAGAAATCACCGCTATCATGTGGTTTATAACCAAGAAGTGGGTTATCAAACGTTGAGCGTCCTGCTCCACTAAGGTCAGCGTGTGCGGTTGGATTCTTGGGACCATCATTCGAGACATCATCTCGAAGTGTGGCAGTTGTTGTCGCGACAGGAATCGGTGCTCCAATTCGCTTAAAAGTTGCAAGAGACGGCTTTGCTGTCCCGTCAACTTGTTTTTCAGACATATAAACTTGCCAGTGTGTTGCAGGGAGTCTATCATTCGCAAGAGAATTGACAAATGGAAATGTTGCTGTCCCATAAGTGATAGAGATACTTTGATTCGTATAATCTGTGATTTGCGCTCTTTGTATTTCTCCTGTAAACCCACTCTCGACAAATCCTGTATTGATATCATCAATTTTTCCAGGAATATACATCTCTGTTAAGAGGAACCAGTAGAATCCATTACCAAGTTGAGAATTCCATGAACCAGTTCCCGTGTTTACAACAATTTGTGTTAAGATGAATTTACTCACAGGGTCTAACCCTGCGATTCTGGCCTCTGTGATAAGGGCTTCTGTGAAAACAATGTCAGCAATTGCACCGGGAGTTGAACCCCCGGGAGTGAGAGTAACAGATGTTGTACTATTTTTAACTTGTACTTTTGCACCAGCAATAATTCCTGTCCCTGTCACTGATTGCCCTACGATAACATTTGCGAATCCATTGGCTGTTGTGGTTGTGAGTGTCACACCATCACCCGCCATTGTGCTACTAGTATTCGTTGTTCGCGGAGCGTTAATGTACGACACTCGGCGGGGGCGATTTCTACTTGGGAGAAGGTAATATGCATTACTAAAATGCACGACTTCTAAAGTTTCACTCCCATCATTTTCTAATGTTCCTACTCCTTGTATCTGTGTGAAGCTTCCAGATAAAGAGGTAAACGAGGCACCATAGAGGTTAGTACCAGCATAAGCAACTAGAAGATCGTCTCCCTCATCAAAACTTAAATGTGTTAGTCCTTTTATCGCGGGTGTGCCAGAGATAGCAGAACTATTAAATTCTGTCCGACCTGCGACACCATGGATCGTGGGATCAAATTTTCGGTAAACGCAATCACTCGCTTCCTGTATCTCACCAGGACGAAGCATAGTTGGATTGCGTTTAGTTACAACTCCCCCGTCAAATGTTTCTTGAATTAAACCAGCAGGCATGTCTCACTCCTAATAGGTATATGGTGTCGCATGGAATTCACCATTTGACCACCCTGGTTTATCACCATCCCATGTTTCCATCTGACTCTTGAGTCCGATGTCTTCGGCGTCTCCGATCTCTTCATCGTCAGTCATAGCCTCTAAAAGAACTTGTCGGGCTAATTGCTGGTACTCGGGAAGACGACTATCTTCACTATTCTTTAGTCGTAAAAGTCGCCATTGCGCGTAGTCAATAAGTCTTCGTTGGTACTCTATTGGGATATCAACATTTGTTGAGTCTGGATTCATCGATCGGAAGTACTGAAGAAATAATGTGTCTGTCTGCCCGGGAACACCAAATATTTTTAGTCGGTATTGTCCATAATTTTGGGTAAGTGCGCTAACCGGGTTGTATACTGTATATGCTTCAATTGCTCTTCTTGTACTCTGTGTCCCTACTTTCAGATTCCATTCTCGGTATTTAATGTATACAAGCGTCCGATGGACACCTAAAAGTCTTGCATCATACGGCGATTTAAAATCGGTTGGAAGATTATACTCATCTACGTCTAACTGGATCGGGATATTAGCACCAAATGTGAGAGTTACGTTAGATTGTGTTCCAGTTGTTGCTTGTGAGAGTTCAATACTTGTAATCGTTCCGTCCGTTCCGCGTGTGTAACTTGCTACTGTAGTACTCGCGGGAATCCCGGTTCCTGTGACAGATACACCAGTATTTACGCCGTCGAATACCCCACTCGATGGGGCTATGATTGTCGTTACACTTCCTGTCCATGCAACTCCTGTGACAAGAAAACCCAAAGAAGTATCTCTCAGTAAAAAATTCCAATTTTTAGCGGTATTCCAGTCTTGGACAGAAGCTTTAATCGCTTCTTTTGCTAGTACGATAATTCGGGGATCGTCTGCTCCACCGATAGCTCTTGCAACACTGGTAGCCATATCGTTTAATGTGATTGCCATAATTTTTCCTAGGCTGATACAGCCTCACGCTTCCGAATCTCACGGCACTCTTCGTAGAATTCCATAAGACCGGGAATGGTTTTTTCAGGTGTTCGATTCGCTAGAACCCACTTCTTTGCATTTGTGCCAAGTTTCTTTCGTAGTTCTTCATTTTCGATCAGGAGACTAAGTTTCTCTACGAATTCTTGTGGTGTAGAGAAGAGTAACCCATTTTCTCCGTCCGTCATTTCTAGGCTGTAGGGTTTGACATTCTGAGCCAACGTTGCTTCTGGTCTCTCCCACACCGAGCCCTCGTACCATTTGATCGCAGATTTACAATTATTGAAAATATTGTCTGCGAGAGGGCAGAGGTTAATTGCCGCTTGGATCAACCCACGACGAATTTTATATGCTGGATATGGTGTCCAATGAATGTGTTCAATTTGTTCGGGAGGGATGATATCTGTTACCCAATCAAATTTTTCTCCATACATAACCCATTTAACTTTCGGGTATTTAGTCGCGATTTCTCGAATTGCATCTCGGAGAGAGTACCAGTCGATGTAGTGTGACATAGAGCCTTGCCAAAGGATTTTTATCTCATCTGTAGGAATGAGTGGGAAGGATGGATAATCCTCAGGAATAACAGTATTGGGGAAAACATAGACATTCTTTTGTTTAATCACTCTTTTTATGTAATCTGCAAGAACTGGATTTGTAGTTGTAACACCGTGTACTGCCCGGATAATTTCATGTCTTACTTTCATATTAAATAAATTCCGGGCGATATCAAAGACTACACCATCTTGATATGTAACCATATCCTCCCAAACCTTAATCTTTTTATCTTCAGCATCTAAAATCTCAAGTTGTTCTTGGGGCTTTAGTATCTCTAGAGAAGGGTAGGCCCGCACACCTAAAGAACAGAATGACGTATTAATCGGATGAACAAAGTCAGTATTATCATCTGTGTCCCAGACAATAGAAGGTGGATAATGGAATGTTCCATCACCAATAATTCCAGGTTTCATCTCTCGAATAACATTTACTTTGTGTAACGTGTCTGTCCCGACCATTGAATAGAATAAATCAATATCAGCAGAGAGCGCACCCTTAATACTATCTTCAACCGATCCACCTGTATCAACGAATGTTTTTACTCCATAAAGTTTTTCAAGTCCTCGGAGTGGGACTTCAATCCGGTAATAATTACATGCGCTCTGAACTCTTCCCATGTTTGGTGAATAAATGAAAAAATCATCTCTAGTTTTCATCGCTTCCCTTTCTAGGTTAGCTTAGTTTTACCGCGCATATCACATGGGTATCCCGATTTCTCTAAATGATCAATAAGGGCATAAAAGAAATCTCGGTTTATAACGATGTTTCCTCTTGTATCAGCAGTATAAAGGAGTCCATCATCCATTAATTCACCAGTTTCAGGATGATATCGTGCAAAAACTTCTAAAATTGCACTCCAAATTGATTGATCAATTTGAGCTACATACTGAAGGCTTCTATCAGGTGTAAATCCCGAACTTCGAGTAAACTTTCCCCATTGTTGGATTTCATTTCTAAGATTTCGATGTTGGACTCGCGCTTCTGCTACTTCTGCAAGACGAGGAACACGTTCATGCAAGACTTGAGGATTCACAACATCCCCAAGCACTTGCATGTGATGTTTATTCTTTGCTTTGATCCGGTTGATTTTGATACCAGCATCAGCCATAACTATCCTGCCATTCCTTTTTGTTTCTTCAAAGGTGAAACTCCCTTTACTCGCCGGGCTACATTTACTCTTGTTCGTTGTCGTTTCATGTAAGAACTATCAGACTCTCCCGGCCGCTGAGGATATCCTTTTAATTCATGTTCCATCGATTTGTCCACTCCAGAGTAATCAATTGGAGCGGCATAATTTCCTGCTCGTCCAACTGCAATATCAGTAGGACTTTTCCGTTTTGCCATATTACGCTCCCGGCATTGCTGGTGTCGGATCAGATTTCGATCCACCACTCATATGACGTTGATCACCTTGGTCTGGTAATGTGACTTCTCCTACCATCGGAGCAGATTGATCACCATTTGGGTACGACTTTCCTTGAATAGATTCAGTTGTCTCAGGCGGGCATGATCCTTCATCTCCCGGCTTATGAAAAATATCGTGGGACGGATTCATGTAACCCATATTATCTCCCTGAGCGCATATCGCGCCCATTGGCAAACGGTGGCATAGCAAAAGTTGGTTGAGTTCCATTTTCCTTGCCATCATTACCGTCTTGTGACTCTACAGAAACACCTTCAGTGATCGGATAAACTTCCTGTGCTGCTAATTCACTGAGAGTATTCCCATGGAAAGCACCTTGATTCTCTTGGTTCACTCCATCCACTCGGGTGGGTGTGCTTCCATCTTTAATCCTACCTGCTCTTGTCATACTATCTCCATGAAAAGAATGGGGACCAGCAAACTAGCCCCCATTCCCATTGGTTACTTTGAATCTTACGTACCCGCGACAGTATTCTTGTTGTTTACTGAGCGCATACGACCGTTAGCCTTCTCGTTGAGAACTTCCAGCGTTACTTCGCCAACAACGATACCAGCCACCGAGTCACCACGCTTCCCAACAAGGAAGTGCTGCATCGGTCGAAGCCACGCCAGCCGATTGATCGAACGTTGTAGGAAGAACATTTGACCACCAGTTGCAGTTGCCGAAGCAGTTGCAGTTGTGGTATTTGTGCTTTCCGGTACCCAACGGTCGAGTACAATCTGAATTAGACCGAAATCGCTATCATAGAAGTCGATGGCCGAAACCAGTCGCTTGTCGATGGCAGCAATATTTCGATTTTGCTGTGTAACTGTGAACGAACTGACTTGCCGCTTCACAGCAGGAGATACATATACCTGCTCGGGATTCCCACCATTAGTATAAATAGTTTGTAGAAGCCCATTGAAGTCAGACGAATCAAGCACACCGTCAGTGGTAGCAGTACCCGGGACTGTCCCGGTTTTTGCTCCTGCAAACGCAGTATTCGTTACGATGAAGTCTTGGAAACTCTTCATCTGACGAGCGGTGGCAGTGAAGCCAGTTGCGCTAGTTGTTGCAGCGAATACAACTTTTTCGAGCTTGATTGCTAGTCGTTTTGTTGCCTTTTGAATCTCGTAGGCATAGGCGTCTTTGAAGCCAGCCGGGTTTACTGCCCGCTGTGTTTCAGAAACTCCTAAGTCCTGCCGGAGAATCATTGTGATGTTAAACTCACGGGTTGGTGTGTCTGTTGGATCATAGGCGTAATCATCACCTTCGATATCACCAGATGTGTCTACAGTACCAAGAGTGTCTTTTAGCCACTCATGATACACGTGGTTCGCCTGTACTTTAGGCGCTTGCGTTACCCCATCTCCCCTAATTTCGCAACTAGGAATGGACTGTATCATCTCTTATTCAACTTTTGTATCGTTCGGATAAATTTTCTTCGTTGTTCAACAGGTAAACCTGATCGTTGTGAATTGAGATATCCTATCGCTAAAAGCATTCGATCACGTTTAATCTTTAAATGTGGAAGAATCGCTTTGAAAATGTGGTATCTATCTTCGGGGAGAGGTTCCCATTCATAAAACCTCTTTTTCCCCCACATTCTAGGTTCCCGCCATCTTTCTCTTCCACCATATGTAGATTTTAACCAATTGAGCAATACGACAGAAGTATTACAAATTCTCACCATAAGTTGAGCATCTGCACTACGATTCTCTCGTTTAGATCTTTCCGCGCCAGAAATGTAACCTTCTGCATCTAACATTGCTGCTAGATAAGCTGCATCTCTGACGTTGATACGTCTTTTAGAGAACTGCGTACTAGTCTCTGAGGATTCTTTCATTCTTGAAAGCCTTTCCTGCTGATTACCTGCACCTTTCTCTTTTCCCGGTCGTTCCGACTCGGAAGATTGGATTCACAGGGTTCCAGCATATAGCAGTTTTTATTCTCCCCCGAGTAATTGAGGGAGTGTCCCAAGGCTATTTATCGGACATTTCCGTGGACCCTTGTTTTATCCACGTTTGTGATTTGATCTAAAAGATCTTCACGATTTACACCAGCCCCCGGAGTAACACCGAATTTATCACGTTAATCCAATATCGCTATTGGCGTGGACTCTATCTTCCCCTTTTATTCATCGCTTGAAGTTGTTGGATAGCTCGCTCTATTCGATCTTTTGCTTGTCCTGTTTTTATCATGCCAAGAATCGCTAGAGCTTTGTGTGCTTGTTTTTGTTTTTGCTTCAAGTGTGGGATAAGGCGCTTGAGTAATTCAATTCTATTGATCGAACTACACCGCCAAATATACCCAGGTTTCCATCGAATTTTTACATTAGAACGATTATGATTGTAAAGCATTCCACCAACTTTACTCTGAATCCAGACTAAAGTTTCTTTACATGTATTTGCGGCAGTTACAATAATATCTAGTTGACCACTACTCGCAATTGTACCACTAATCGTTCCTTCTCCGTCGATGAATCCCGCTATATATGCAATGTCACGAACATTAATTCGTGTTTGGGGGGTCAGTACATTAGTCTCTGAGGAGGGTTTCATAACTTCCTTTCCTGCTGATTGCCTGCGTCTTTCTCATTGTCACCAATTTGGTAGAGAAGCATTCTCAGGTTTCCAGCATTCCACTGACTTTTAGGTGTCCAATAACTTAAACACCAAAATTCCCAGGAGCAGCCATTAGCTATTCCTCCGTGTTATTCCTCGAACCATTAGTCAAAGAATGGTCCTTTGAGGTCTTTTCCAATTGTTAATTCACGCCAGAGTCTTCCATCACCAGATACATTCATGTATCGAACAGCTTCCTGAACCTGTTCTTGTGATGCACCTGTTGACGGTGACGCTTCGTGAACACCACCTGCGGCAGATGGAGCAAGCCCCGCTTGAACACGCGCAGCTTCTACCTCTTCTTGCCGTACTTGTCCCGCAGCGAGTAGTTTACGTTCTTCTGTTACAGTTGCGGGGTTGACCGCGCCAATCGTCCGCTGGAATTCCTTCCAAACATATGCAACACCGTCAATCTTATCTTGAGCAGTATCACCAGACGAAAGTCTGTTGAAGACACGAGCTACTTCTGGGTTACTATCTACGAAAAGTTGCATTTCGTCTGCAAATTTGAGAGAATCAGGATAATTCTTGCTCATATGTGCATCAACGTCTTGCCACACTTGCTGCTCGCGTTTATCCGCTGACTTGCTCGCGTTTACTTTTCTTGTCGCGATCTGATCCGCTGCTTCAAGGATTCCTTCCTTCAGCGTACCCAAATCTTCCGGTGTGAATTCACCACTTTCTTTAACTCTCGATAGCACTGCATCGAGTTTTACAGTCGGAACATCTACTGTCTGAAAGACAGAAGGCTGTCCTTGCTGTACCGGAACCGGCATCACTACCGGGCTCGAAAGTTTTTGGCGCAGATCAGCAACTTCGCGATTGAGCCCATCGGCTCGGGCGTGTGCTTCTCTACCCCAATGGATGAGTGAATGCATACCTTTTAGCATTTCATCGGGAGAATTATACTTCCCTAAGTACTTCCCGGTTGTCGGGTCTTTGTACTGTTCGAAATCTGTGGCGGGTGCATTCGGTAGAACATCACTTGTTGGTGCAGGAGTGGGGTTGGCCTCACTTGCTGCCTGTGGTGTTTGTTCTGTAGTGCTTGGAACAGCGGCCGGGTTGGCCGGTTGTGCTGGTGCTACTGGTGCTACGGGAGGGGATTGCGTGTGTTCCCACGAGGCTCCCTCCATCGCCTGTACTACTTCTTCGCCAATTGTATCTGCTAATTGACGAGTTAATTCTGCTTGTGTGCCCGGTCGAATCGGGTTTAATGGTTGTGGCATATTTACTCCCTTATACGAGGGTCGGCCTCGCTGCCGGGGCTATCTGTATTGAGTGCCCTTCTTTACTGCCTTTTCCCCTGTTCTTTGCGCTTTCGCTAAAGATCCTTTAGGAAATTTTGCTCCACCGGGATGCTCTTCTTCATATTCTGGCCCCATAGATGGAGCCGATTCTTTTGTGATAGATTTATCAACTTTAACTTTATCACGAACAGCCGCCCGTGTCAATGGATTTTTTCTCGCCATTATTGTTACCCTCTTGCTCTGCGTTGCTCTGAAAGAGCAATAGCTATAGCTTGTTTCCGATTTGTAACTTTTGGACCAGCACTACTTCGGAGGGTCCCTTCTTTAAACTCATGCATTACTTTCTCTACTTTCCCACGTCCCTCTGCCTGGGAAGTGGGAGTTCGCCGTTTAGCCATCTTAACCCCCTGCTCGTTTCGCATATGTGCGTCTACGCTCGGCAAGAGCTTTGAGGTTCCGAGCAACATTTGGGAACTTACTCATCTCGGCAAGAGATGACATCTCTTCAGCAATATCAGCATCTCGGTTATATCGTTCAGCGAGACGTTTTCGTGGAGATTTTCGTTTGCGCGAACCTCCAATGTCTTCTCGATTCACCCCTTTACTTGGGCGAGATCCATAATTATAAGTTGTACTCGCCATTAGAATTCCTCATCTGCGGGATATCCATCGATCAACACTGTCTGACCAGCAGGACCGATTTTACCTTCCTCACGGAATTTAGTATACTGCTCTTCTTGTGTATCTCCACGCCAATACTGTGCAGCACGAACTGCTCGCTCATGCTGTGTTTCTTCAATAATATGATCAAAAAAAGTAACTAATTCTTCAATTACATTCGCCTTCCACTTCATATCTTTCTCATCATACTGTTTCATCTTTTCAGCATGAGGATCAAGGACTAACCGTATAGCACTTTCTCGGGAGCGAAGGAGGAAGGGTCGGAAGACTGAAGCATAACATGGAGAATTTAAAACATATTCTATCGCACCGATTTCATGCTCTGATAACTTAGATACGTCAAAAATATCTTTGAACGTCATATTCATTCCTTATCCGCCTACTCCCGTAGGAATCATTGATCCCGCGAGTCCAGCGCCCCCACCTTGAAGGCCGGGTGCTGATGGTAGGCCCATTTGCATTTGTCCACCCGCAATCTGTCCACTCGTCGGGACATTCTCTATCCCACCTTGACCCATTGTTGCTTGTTGGACGAGAGCAGCCATTGCAGAGTTTTGGATGAAAATTTCATTGATATTCGGAATCTCAAACTCACGGAAGATTCCGCGCCAAAAGTTCACTAAATTGATTGCACCAAAAACTTCTGGTGTTGCGCTCATTGCTGTAAGAAGTTGAACAAGATTTTGCTGTTTCATCGACTTGCTCAGGGCAGTTGTTGCTCCAATCGCCCGAGCAGAGTAAGATGGCATCATATCGTATTCAGTCAATGTTTCACGTGCAACAGGGATTGGTTCCCCTGTGTCTGAATTGATAATTGCATTATCACCAAGAATCATTACCTCAGCGGGCATATCAAGAAATTGTTTATCAAGTGCGACCATCATATTCGCAAACTTTTCAAGATACATTTCCTCATAGATTCTTGATTCGAGAGCAAGTCGTGTTCCCGCCGCTTCTCGTCGTCCGATGAACTCTCGGGCGGTCTGTCTGTCTGGACCTTGTAGCCCCTGTACAGCGTCCTCCACGAGACCTGAACCCATCTGACCAAGATCACGCATTAAATTTACGCGCGTATCAGCGATAGTAATTCCTTGCATGTTCCCCTGAAGGGAGGCAACTACATCATTTGGATTCCCATCCACGGGAATAAACCTACCCGGTTTGAGGAATAAGTTTCGAGTATTTAGATTCGCCGCTCTATCATAGAACCAAGCTGGATCAATCTGGATATCAGAAGCATCAAGAGACTGATTGATATACCGATTCGCTACAATTTGAATTTTCTCCATGATTTCAGCCTTACCCGGTGCGTCAAAATAGTGTGGGTCAGGCGTAGGAGTATAGACACAGAATGGAAGTCGGCCGTGCCAAAATGGGTTTGGTTTATTCCTAAGAACGTACCGACGATTAGCAATTGTAATCACTCGGCTTAATACTCCATCTTGTGCTAATTCGGATGGAATCTCTCCCCACATTTCAAGAATTTCAACAGGACGAGAGTATCTATCCATCCATCGGGCAGATTCATCATCCATACCAGTACGAACTTGGAATCGTTTAATCGAAGCAATATCTGTCGCTAATCCTGAATTAACACCGCCCTCCATTTGGAGGCGTTTTAATTCAGACTTATCAAACATTCCTGCTTCAGCAAGGGCCCAAAGATCATCAATATCTACGAATTTCCGCCGAATGAACCATTTCATATCGGATGGACGACGAATTCCAGGCTGTGGAGATGCATCTAACCTATCAACAGACTCACTCTCGGGTCCGTCGAACATAATAACTTTGCCTTTACGAATAGTCCGAACAATTTTATCGGAAAGAGGCAGACGATCAATTGCCTCGATAATCCGCATTGGCTCATATCGCTTCCATCCGAGTTGGGTGATAGCAACACCGTAAAGATCCGCTGTGACGAAAGTATCAACCTCCTTCATGAAGGTATCGTTGTCTTTCATCTGGGCACTGATAAGAGACTCCCATTTTTGTGCGATTGGTCTGTCGCTTGGCCCGTATCCCTGGAACATGACTGCGGGCCACATCGAAAGCGATGTAGAACCTTTTCGGGCAGCGTCAGCCCAGATTGCACTATAGATAAGTGGAATATGGACATTATTCTTGTGAGGATGGAATCGTCCTGTCCAAACACCCCGCCAGAGATCATAAAGACGAGGGAGCCTATGGCGGACGCCGGAGAAGTAACTTTCTGAAAATTGCGCTCTAGATGTTACAATATCTACGATTTTGTCCCGCCACGCAACTTCTCCGATTGGGCGTTCTATCGTGTAAGTCATCGCCATAATTAAATCCTCACACTCTCACGAATGTATTTAGGCAATTCTATGGGAAGAAGTGTCAATTGAGCACTAATAATACCACTCTCTTCAAGAATATAGTAGTATAAGTCTCGTGTTAAACGAACGTCATTCATGCAATAATGAAATAATTTTGCCCACTCACCCACTCGGGCGAGGTCTGGGGCGTGTGATCCTGTCTCTGTTTTTCCGCGCCCGAGTGTCCGGCGAGCGATAGCACTAAGAGTGTATTCACCGTAACGGCGCTCATGCCGAACTTGACCTATTGCTGTTTCAGTATAGGCGTATAGGTCAACAGATTCTTTAATCTTTAATTTACGCTTAAGGAGCCCCTCGATACAGGGGAGGTCGAACTGATCACCACGAAAAGTCACGACAACATTGGCAGATTCTATATGTGCTGCTGCTTGTTCTAGTGTTTTATCATCGTAGAGATAGACCCAATTCTCTTTAGAGTCCCAGATAGCGAGAGCGGAAATTCCACCCTCACCATTGCGTAATTTTTGCCACCCTATTTCTTCATCTTGACTTAATTCATGCCAGTGTTTCCGACATTCGAGGTCGAGAACGATGGTATGGAGCATAAGATTCCTTTCTACTTGACTTTAACTGGTCGTCTTGGACGGATTTTGACTTCTCGTGGGATATTTTTCTGGATATCTTCTTGGTTGAATCCAATCCCTGGGCGAAAACCATATGTGTAAGAAGTGGTACCAGTGATAGTAGTTATACTTGAGATTAATTCTTTGAACGTAGCTATTATCATCACCCAAGTTTGTGGAGATGAGTGCGAATACTCTGCCGTGACTATTCCTACTTCTGCCAGTGATTTATACCCTTCAACTGTCGCCATACCAAAAAAATCAGGTGAACCTTCCTTCTGTCCTTCGATAAAAGATAATTGCCAGGATCCCTCTAAATCGAGTATTCCACTCTCTATTCCACAGAAAGCTATAGCAATTTCTTCTGCTTGTACAGTAGGAAGAGAAGTAGAAGCAGACGCTAATGTAGATGTGTCTATAGCCCCCCCAGATGCGTCAAACGGGCTGACTGATACATTCTGCAATTCTATTATGATTAAAAGTGCTCTTATTGGTTTGTTCGTGCCAAAATTTACTCGAACAAAATTAGTTTGTGCAGGAACATCTGAAAGAGTGAATAAATGAAGTTTCGTATTGACTAAAGGGTAGGAGAATTTTTCGTCTAAAAGAAGAGATTCTCCCCAAGTGACTGAAGAAATATCTACCGGAGGGGATTCAGGCCCTTTTGCTACCTGCAAACAAACAAGTAGTGTAGAATTTGCACTTAACGGGACAGAAGAGAGAGTAATATCATTAATCGGGGTTGTCGCTGTATAAATTGTTCCTTTCGCTATTCTTACTATTGCCATCTTTTGGCTCCAATCAAACTCTTTTGGTAGATCCCTCGGGACTTCTATCGGTGGACCGAGAGGTTTCCACGGATACTGAGGGAACATATCTCATCCTTTCTACCTATATTGGGGCATCAAATACATATCCTCTTCGTCATCCCCTCTTCCCGGCCCCAATTGCTCAATAAAATCTTGTCCGTCGAGTAAGGCTTTTAACTCGTCATTTGTGAGTGGGCGTGAGAAAGCTTTGAGTCCCTCATCGGCAGCCTGTCGTACTGGCATTCCCTCTTCTCGTGCATTAATAAATGTTTCGAAAGTCGGTTTCTGCCAAACACCATCTGCAAAATGATCAGAAAAAGCATCTCCGATATCATCATGCGGGGCAACATCAACGCGAAGTACCTGGTTAAAGAACTTTAAGACAGTAGGTGATACAATCCATTTTCCATCTTGATCTTTATGAAGGAGGACTCGGACATATCCATCTGCCCACATACCAGCAGCCTTTCGGATACGTTCTCGTTTAATTGTCCCTTGCCTCTTTAATTGGTGGATTGGAATATTTGGAAGTCCTGCACCCCGGAGAGTGGCAGAAAGATGTTGTTTGTATGATCCTTCTTTGCCTGCTATTTCTATTTCATCAGTGATTTTCCGAACACGAAACCCATTTCGAATCATATTACGAATAATTCGGATCAATTCAGTATGAAAATCCTCGACTCTCCACTCGTTGGTGGCCTTAATGTTGTCTGTATCGATGTATATGACACCATTCCGGCGTTTATCATCGAAACAAGGCACAATTGCTGTGTCGTCACCAGATCGGACATTCTTTACATTTTTAAATGCCGTATCAAGCGAGATTACTATGTCTCCGACTGGAATAGTATGACGTAATTCGGCGTAATCGAGGAAAGTATCCTCGATTTGTTTCATTGTTAGGGGGGCGTGTTCACCTGATCCTGGATTATTCTGATACTGACAAGCAAAATCTTCTCGATTGAGACTTTTCTGGTAAGCGATCTCTTCTGCACTCATAATTTCGGGTGCGGTCGGGATTCCTGTCTCTTCTTCCTCGGCTTGGAGAAAATAAACTCTCCACCTACCCTTCCCAAGAGGAAATTTCTCGAACATAGTAGAGGCAACTGGTGGCATACCTTCCCATGAACGAATTCCTTCGTCACGGAAATGTCTTCCAGCGATATCATCATCAAGATATCGGGTCAGAACCATCATTAAGAATCCGTCGGTCTGAAGCGCGGGGTAGGTTGCATTGAAAGATGTATGAGCATTTTCTACGTAACTACCGCCATCACGAATTTTATTGGCAAAGAGTGGATCGTCCCATGCAGCCCAGTAAGGGTGATACCCGGTCATACCAATATCTGTTGCTGTAGTGTCGAAAGATGGCTCAGATAGGGTGATTGTTCGGCGGTGTCCATGAGTTATATGTTGTTTTGTCCACTCACGCTCAGGATTTTTCCAATTACCATAGAGCCAACAGAACCATGATAATTCTGTGTCCTCGCCTGACATAACAGCACTAATCGACTTAAGGATATCAACTGAGAGGGGCGAAGTAGCCGAACCGAGGATAGAACTCATATCGGGTTCGTCTAAATGAGCCCAAAGTGAAGAACATTTTGTAGCTGTGAGGGTTTTCCCGAAGTTACGAGGAAGAATCACGGCAACACAATATCTTTCACACTTGCCCCGGCGTCTATCTCTTTTCCAGTCTAAAATCTGTTTCTGAAGCCAGCGAAGGTATCGGCCGTGGACCCGCTCTGTCAGCCAACGTCTTTTCACATCAGGACCCGGTTCTACTCCCCCACGGAAGTAAAATTCGGCTCCCCATGGGATGTGAACGAACCACCAGAGTGAATTTGGATGGGTTGAGGGCTTGTTTTCTGCGTCGAACCAAGAGTTAGGGGCACAAATAGCTGACCATAGCTCTTGTTCTGCGTCTAAATCCCATCCTATTTCCATAAATTACCGTCGCTTTTTCTTTTTTCTATTCCGTCGGGGGCGTAATGCTTTTGCCATTGCCTGTTCTACTTCTCCTGCGATTTCTAAAGCGCGGGGAGCAAGATTATAGGGACCAACCCCACGTCGCACACCATTTTTTGGTCCAAAATTTGGTTGTTGGCCGTTAGCGTATGAGATAAGGATCTGAAGATCTCTCTCCATCGTGTTTAACCGGTTAAAATCATCTATCAAATTTGTTTCACTCGTCCCAAACCTCGCTGAATAATAATTTAAGGTCTCATCAATGTCTTGAATCCCCAACCACTTGCGAAGAAATTTTCGCATACATTTTCCTTTCTTTATATCTCATTTCTTTCTTTGAATCCAATATGAGCCGCGCCTTTCATCTCTGGGGGAGGATTCCGCCTCTCTCTTCGTTGTTTCTGTTTAGAGACTAAAAGGTCGGTAAAAGACTCAAAAACTGATTTAGAGGGAAGTTTAGGGAGAGGACTTTCCCGATTGATCTTTTCTTGTAATTTCCGTCCAGTTTCTCTCCGTTTTGCTCGCTCTATCGGGTGTTGTCTAGGGTTTGCCATTATCCGCGAATACCTCCTAACCGTGGATCATTAGGAGATCCTGGCTCAATCGCGATTCGCTCGTCTAATCCTGCACGGGATACTCGGTCGAATGGCATCCGAGGGTCTCGCCCATCGAAAGGACGACGGATTCGTGACATAAGTGCTCGTTTTTCTGCCATTCCCACGTCTTGTTTCTCCCGTGTCGCATGTTCTCGTGCTTCTTTTCGAGCAGTTTCACACCCACTACAGTAGTATTTGTCATAGTCTACCGGGTCTTTTTCACTCGTACAATTCATACATCTAGACATTAATGGCATATTACTCTCTTTCTTGATCGAAGTTTTTGCGTTTAAATTCTGCGAAGAGTCGTTGTATCTGTGGATCGATTTTTCCTTCGGATTTTCGTGCGGAGTCTATCGGCATTAAACCAAAAAAAGTAGGAGGTTTGACTACTGTGTCAACCTGATCTAATAATTTCGTGATTGAATCTCGATGAATTTCACGAAGGTTGAGGATTGACTCTCTTGACATTGCTGGATCAAGATCGTAATGGATAACCACCATAATTTTTCGGTGATCCGGATATTTGTACACTCGGGGTGTAGGTTCACACCAACAATCAACCTCACCTAGATGCCCCATGTCTGACCGACTAAGATGTGCGCGTTCCATAAGGCCCTCACAATTTTCTTTGAATAGCTTTAGACCATGATTCTAGTAATTTTTCTCGGTGGGGAGCGTGGAGGTATGAATAAAGTTGTGCCTCCCACTGAAGGATAACTCCTTCTTCGAGATCATCTACAACTTGAGAATAGATATTCATGTAAACTCGACTATAAATATGGAGTAATTCATGAATAATCAGACGGACATGCCCATCTCGACGTTCATCGAGGTAAATAATAATGTTAGATATCTTTGGTCCGTCTTCTGTCTCTTCATACTGCCATTGACTCTCCCCACACACTTTCAACTTTCTCTTCACTACTCTCGTTTCGGGTCTCGCTAGGAGTTTCCGTAATTCCCGGAGGAATTGCGCTTTCCCCATCCGTCGTTTCGTCACTCGAAACTCCCTTCCAATTGAATGTTTTCTCAAATGCTGATACTGTTATCTCTAGCCCCAGTGCTTTCATCATCATACTCATCCGGTCTTCTGCCCCTGCCCGGGTCATAGGTTTTCCTGGCCCGAGTGTATGTCGGTCTTGAGTCTCAAAATCGAGTTTAGTTTTAGCTGTGACTGCCGCAATTCTGACCTGGGGGGCAATCATTGGGTTTCGTGCCAGACGAGAGAGGATTTGTTTCATCTCGACTGGATCAAGATCTCGTTCAAGCGAAGTTCCCGCGACTAAAACTTCTCGTTCAACTTCATCCATTAACTGTCGCGCAGTAACTTTTTCTAATTTTTCTGGTTCGTCAGGAATTACTGGCCCGACTCTTTTGATAGTTCCTATCCCTTGTGTTCTGTGGTTGTCTGGATGCCGCTCAACAAGTCCTAGTTTAATTAATTCAGCCCGGGCATTGCTAATCGTTTTCTCACTGGCCCCTACTGCTGTTGCCGCTTGTGCGACAGATGCGTAAGGATTCTGTAAAATATACTCTTTCGCCAGTGCCCTGAGGGCTCTTTTATAAGTTTTTCGAGTGCGAACCAAATTTTCCTCCTGCGTGATAAACGAACTCCCTCCTTTTAATTAGGAGTCCCGCCTGGGGGGTCGTCCCCCACCCGTCGCGTCGCCCGTCCGCAGCGCACGCGGTCGCCAGCCTTGCTGCACATCCGTGCACTAGACCATGCGCGATGCAATGTCACAGATTGCAACGCCCTGCGCTGCACATTTGGGCAGTAGAGTGAGCCGTTTCAATCCGAGACGCTGCACATTTGGGCACTATACCACAAGGATCATGCCAAGTCAAGTCAAGGAATTGTCAATTCTCTGCCATTCTCGGCCCCGCTCGCCGCCATGCAAGACGCGAATCCGCCCGCTCCCGTAACCCATTGTGGCACAATACGTTACGCGACCAGCTTGCATTCCGCCCGCTCACTCGTTGCGTTTCGCATGATTTAACAAGGTCCGGGGCATGTCAACCCGTTGCGGCGCAATAACTTACAGCCGCGCCAGTTTCCGGCACGCGCCTTGCTCCCCTGACAAGTAGATTGCCGCACCGAGCGGCACAAAACAAAAAACGAAAGACAAGCGGAGGCAAGGCAAATGCTACTGAAGCGAAACGTTCCATTGCCTGACGTGGCACCCAAGACAAGGCGGGCCGGGCTGAGTGACGACATTGCGTCGCTCGCGCCGGGTGAATCGGGCGTCGTGCCGTACTCGGCGGCGGCAGTCAAACAAGCGTGCAAGCGCGTCGCAATCGCGCTTGCGGAAACGGGCGAAGCGGCTCTGTACGCTGTTTGGCCGTCAACGTCCGATGGTACGGCAATCGAAACCGGCAAGGAGTTCGCGCTTGTCGCGCGTCTCACGGTCGCGCAGCGTGAGCGATTCGAGAAGGAGCGGCCCGGCTCCACGATCGCGGCCATCTAGGTTCGCAGCAAACGCGGAAACGTGCGCCCGGCTCCACCCAAACGCGCAAACGCGCAGCGCCGGGGAGCGCACAATCGCCCGCGTGTCAAAGGCAAAGGTGCGGCGTGGAAACGCGCCGCATTTTTGCCTGTCCTGCTATCACGTTGCCTGCTCGCGGCGCAGGACGCACAGTGTAGAAAACACACTGACTAAAACGTGAATCCGTCGAAGGGGCACAAACACCCAGAGGAAATGATGGAAAAAGAGTTCAGTATCCTCGAAACAATCATGTGGGCGGAGAAGAATCAATACACGCCCGCCGATCTGCGAAACGTTGCCGCGGACGCACGCCGCTGCGGGATGAAAGAAACGGCGAGCATCTACAAGCAAGCCGCACAAAGAATGGAGCGCGTCAAGTGACGCGCGCACAACTCGAAGCTCTCTCGAAAGAAATGGACAGAGAAGCGCGAAGGAACAAGGCGCTTTCGGACAACGGCCAAGCAATCGAAGCTCTCATCTGCTCTATCGAAGTCCCGCTCAAGTGTCTGCGGAAAGACAAAGAGTATTACATCTCTAAACTCGTTGACCTTCTCAACGAGATCATCCGTTCCTCCCACAAAGAGTAAAAAAGGAAAACAAAACAGTAGAACGTGCGAGAGTAGTTCACGGCCAAACAGGTGAACGCCCTCATTCGGAAACTAACGCCGAGTGTGGCAACGGCTATAATTATGGTTAGAGGCAATAGCCTACTCTCGCACGTTCTAATCCCACAATTCACTAGCCTGCACGCGGCGTGGGATGCACACTCGAAGGGTTCGAGTGACAAATAGTGAAGGAGGAAAAGTGGAATCTTCCAACGATGATGATAGTGGAACCACGGGACTCATCTCCACGTTTCTCTTGCTATTTTTCCTTATTTACATGCTTTGGAGAGTCAAAGACATCGACCTTCTTTTCTGGTGGTGGCGATACTAATGCGAACGAGCATATCACACGATATGTTCGTTTTCGCGTTTCCAAAAGAATGGAGTGGAATATGGAAGAGGCTGATATTCAAAGAATCCTCTCTCTCCACATAGGCTGGTTGAGATCAGATGGTGAAGGACAACCCGTCAACCTTCAAGACGCCGACCTTCGATCCGCCGACCTTCGATCCACCGACCTTCGATCCGCCGACCTTCGATACGCCAACCTTCAATCCGCCAACCTTCAATCCGCCAACCTTCAATCCACCGACCTTCGATACGCCAACCTTCAAGACGCCGACCTTCGATCCACCGACCTTCGATCCACCGACCTTCGATCCGCCAACCTTCGATCCGCCAACCTTCAAGACGCCGACCTTCAATCCACCGACCTTCGATACGTCAACCTTCAAGACGCCGACCTTCGATCCGCCAACCTTCGATACGCCAACCTTCAATCCGCCAACCTTCAATCCGCCAACCTTCAATCCACCGACCTTCGATACGCCAACCTTCAAGACGCCGACCTTCGATCCGCCGACCTTCGATACGCCGACCTTCAATCCGCCCCTGCACTTCTTACCGCGCAGTGGGGCGAAATCTCTGATAAACTCTGTCAAGAATTGATGCGTTATGATGCAGCCAACCATCCTAACCCCGAACTATTTGATACTTGGGCGAACAACGGTGCCTGTCCAATGGTAAAAGGATGGCAACGTGCTGCAAATTTCACAGAAAAAAGAGAATTGTGGTCCCCAGGGCCATCAAAGCCTGCGATTGAGCTTGTCCTTTTACTTTTCGCAGAGAAAGGGATCAAAAGATGAGCAGAAAGAAAATTCTCAAAAAGCGACGCTGGTACAAAAACGTCAAATGCACATGCGGTTGGATGACCACAACACAAAGGTGCTCGTGTGGAAAAGCACGATGCTCAACCTGTGGAAACTGTGCATCGCATGGAGCCTACCAAAGATGAAACACACAATAACATGTAACCACTGTGGAACCACCATTTCCACGGAAGATCAGGCATCGTGGGAGTGGTATTCCTTCTACTTTGCATTTACTCGCTCCACAGATTTTCCGGAGATTCATCGGTTGGGAGAGTGGATAGGAAGAAATCTCAACCCACTGTGCCCAGGATGTCAGAAGGATGAATCATGATGAAAAGCCACTACCGAATTATCACTTGGCACGGTGAACACAAAACACACTTTCACGTCGCCAATGCGATAACAGGTGCAATCTACACAACCTTCCACACCCGAGAGGATGCAGAAAGGTGGATTGAAAAACAATGCCGCACGGAAAATCACTAGAACAACTAATCTTCCCTCCGACCTTCCCTGACTCAAAAAAGAGGAAAGAAATGACCAAGAGGCAAATAGATTCCCAGGTTTTTCTTGGAGCGACTATCGCATTTATCTCCCTTCTTGGGCTCAAAATGGGATGGATTTTTGCGCTGATGCTTCTCTGTTTATTTATTGCAATTATCGCATTTGTCCATCTGGTCACAGATTACTATAAGGATTAATATGCGCCCACTCACAAAACTCCACAAGTTCAGGAAAAACCCAAAACACCCACACCACAGGAGCGAAGGAACACACCCAAACCGAGCAACACAAAAAACAAGAATCCTTCTAGAAGATGTCCACGCGTTCATCTCCTGGTTCAAATCGAAGGAGGAAGAAATTGCCAAGAGTTAGGCGTCACATTCCGCATATAGCAGACAATCTAACCCCAGAAGAAACTCCGGGAAGTGTAGACTCGGAACACACCACTTGTGAGGAACCACCAACAGAAATAGACCCAGATCTCGTTTGTAGGAATTGTGGGACAAACCTCCATTCCTTGCAGACTATCGTGTTTGCAGGTAGTTTTGCAGTTATTTGTGGGGAATGCGTTGGATACTGCTACCGGTGCGATAATCCTTTTTTCCCACATCAAATACAACCAGGGCCAGACGGTAGGATATGTAAAGAATGTCAACAGTACACATCACATTGTCTTGAGTGCAATAGTGTAATATGGGAAAACTCAAGAAACCTCTGCCAGGGTTGTCGGCTTCCACCTACCGCTCTCCCCGCCAAAAACTTTATTTACAATCCTTTCAAGCGATTTGTAGGTGTCGAGATTGAATATCTCACACGCGAGGGAATGTCATTCAATGATGCGGATATCCACGAAGATGGAAGCGTAGAACCAAATGCCGAACATCAGTATGAGAATTACGACGAGGACGACCCCCCGGAGGATAGATACTTTGGTGAAGAAGTAGCTATCCACCCGTCAAACGGTGATAGACTCCTAAATATCATCAAATCTGTCTGTTCTACCCTTGACAATAGTAATTGTTACGTCAACCATTCGTGCGGTCTTCACATTCACATCAGCACCAGAGGATTCAATGCACAGCACTTACACAACATCCGAGGCTGGTGGTCTGCTTTAGAACCGATCATATTTCTTTTTGTAGAAAAGTCGAGAGAAGAAAATCAATACTGTGAGCCCATCTCCGGAATCGTCCCAAACGCTATCCGATGGAGCACAAATAGATACAATTCGTTAAACGCCACAGCCCGTCAAAAGCATGGTTCATATGAAGTACGTATCCATGAAGGCACAATCAACTACATCCAAATCAAAAACTGGATACTTTTCCTCTTAACCTTCTTCGAGTATTTTTCCCAGATCGACATCTCAACGGACCACTTAGACGAAGTGCTCTCGATGGGAGAGAGAGAGAAATTAATTTTTCTCTTCCAACAACTTCCCATCAACCTTTCTTTTAAGAAACAACTTGTCCGAAGGATCAAACAAACTCGTGGCAGCCGTGGATTAAAGTCCCTGGAGTCCAGCAAACGAACCGCCTAACGAAAGGAACTGGAATGTGTAGTATCAGTGGGTTTCTCGCCTCAAATCCGCTAGAAAGATCGCTCGCCAGGAGGCTCACAACGAGCTTACTCTTTTACGGTCAAGAGCGAGGGGGTCAAAGCGCAGGTGTCTATGCGAATGATCACTTGTGTAAATCAGCACTGGAACCAAGCTCCTTCATCGACACGAGTGATTTTTTCTCCGTCTTTGACAGAGACACCAAATACATGCTCGCTCACACCCGGCAACCGACCTCTGGCGGACTTGGAGATAAGCAAGCGCAACCATTCCGGCAAGGAAATACAATCACTGTTCATAATGGATTTTTCTTCGATACACACTCACTGAAACAGGAATTTTCTCTACGCAAAAAGAGTGGTGTCGATTCTGAACTCGTAACAAACTTTATCCATTCCTACGGCATCACAAGTCTACCAAAGTTCATTACGTCAACAGACGGACCGAGTGCGTTAGCAATCGCTCATGATGATGAAATCTATCTAATGCGCTCCGGAAATCCTACATTTTATACAAAGCTCAAGCTCCCGGACGAAACACAACTCATGATCTGGGCCTCAACTAACACAATTCTCCTCGATGCCCTTCTTTACTGTTTCCTCTTGAACAAACGTCCGCACATAGAAGGAACACAAGAAGGAGTTCTTCTGAAAGTAACGCCAACCAGTCTAGAGAGACTTTCCGAAAAAGTCTCATATGATTTTTCCTCCCATTGTCTAACGAGAGTAAACACGGGATGGCCCGACCATTTAGTTCATGAGTACGAACACTCAGAAAGGATATCTCGCCTGTATGAAAGTGGAATCCTTAACCTTAATCCGGCACAGGAGCAAAAAAGAAAAACGAGCAAGACATATTTTGCGAAACCTAAGGACACTAGATAAGTGGATCAAACAAGCATCTCCCCCTCAAAAACGTGCAATGTTTAATCAAAAATGCACGCTTGTAATCCGCTATATCCGCGCACTTTGTCAGGCCGTAATAAAGGAGAAAAACAAGTGATCCAGTACACTGAAGCTGAACACAAGATGGTAGTCCTCGCTCTTCAAAATGCATACGGAATTCTTGACAACATCCCATGCAAAAAGCACAGCCTCCAGTGGGAAGCGTGGCGGTCAGTAAGAGAAACACTCAACCATCTTTACGCCACCAAACCCCTCGATGACAAAGTTTTACTTTTCCGCACAGACTAGCCCATCCCTCGGGGGGGTGTTCACATGACCCAAACTCGATTAAAGAAGTTCTAGGAGGCACTCATGCATCAGGGGATTATCATCTTCGATGAAGAGGATGAAAAAATCATTTGCCGGGGGCTTGACCCTGAAACAGAGAAAAGTTTGTTTGTGACCTCATTCTCGTTTTATACGGTCACAATGGCTTTCAATTTTTTCATCAACCTTGGGTATGATCCAAAGTTCTTCTGTCCAACAGCGAAGCTGCGAGAAGCAGTACAAAAAGGGAAAATCACATGACAGGACACACAAAAGTTTGACTTACCCGTGCTGGTATGCTATACTTCCCTCGTGACTTAGAGAGTTTCACCCTGAAACACCATATTCCTTTATCCAGAAAGAGAGCAATATGACAAAACAAACTACAATTACAATACAATTTGCCCCGCACACAATCCTATACGCGGGACTCTCCGCGACAGAGGCCAGGAGGGCAGCCATTGCCCGCCCTCCGGGAACCAAACTCATTCGTCAACACCGTCGCGTAACCGGGGGTAAGAAAAAGGATAAACTCTTTCACTATATGGTAATTGCTATATGACCGAACCGAAAATCTACTTAGTCGGAGGCGCTGTCCGAGACCGATTTTTAGGGCACGAAACGAAGGATATAGATTTTGCAGTCGAAGCCCCCTCGTTCGCGTCAATGCTAGAAACCCTGTCCACTCGGGGGGTACGATTCTATATAACAATCCCCGAGTTTGTAACCGTCCGAGGACATTGGGCCATCAAGGCCGGAGCATTCGGATTCGAAAAAGATTTTGAAGGCCCGGCGGATTTTACACTTTGTAGGGCAGAGACAACATACCGCGACCAGCGCCACCCATCGTTAGTCACTCCAACGAGGCTAGAGAATGATTTAGCTAGGAGAGACTTCACATGTAACGCGATGGCTGTAGACGAAGCTGGTAGTTTAATCGACCCATACAATGGTCGTCTCAGTCTCGCCACTGGTGTCCTCTCAGCCGTCGGTGATCCCAAAGAAAGATTGATAGAAGATCCACTCCGAATCTTGAGGGCGATAAGGTTCTTCGTCACGAAGGATCTGAAACCAGATAGCCGCCTGACTGACTCCATTAAACAACTAGCAGTGCATCTTCAAGTGATCCCAAAAGAAAGAATACGAGAAGAACTGTTTCGATGTTTCAAATATGATACTCTACAGACGTTACAGGTTCTTGAGCTATATCCACACGTAAGAATGATCGTATTCGAGCGCGACATGGGAAATGTCTGGCTCAAACCAACGTTGGAGGCAAAATGAAATGGGTTGAAGTTGAACACAATACAGTAAGAATAAATATGAATCCGTCTTTCCCCCACAAAGGAATACGAATTCATACTTCTAGTTTGTGGCCCTCCTACCCACTAATCAACGTCACGACACACCCCGATGCATGGTGGTTCCGCATCTGGAAGGTTGCAATCTCATGGAATTGGTACTAAAATGGACTTAGAAAACATCACTAGAGTATCAACTCGACAAGATCACTTCGGTCGGTGGCTCGCATACATTTGGAATGATAGTATACTAATTGATATTCTCCGCCCCTATCCCACAGAGTATGAAGCACTAGAGGCTGTCATGAGGGAGTATCCGAATCTATATCTCTCCTCATGGAGAGAAAAAAGATGAAAGAAGAGGTTGTGTTCTTCATTGAGAATGACGGTCAATCACTCGTCATCATCCAAATCTCTGACAACCCTGAGCGCCGCCTTTTCCGACTCCACAAAACTGAAGGACTAGCCGAATCATATCGCATCGTCTACTCCGAATTCCCAGACGCGATAGAATTGGAGCGAATAGATGGGGGAGACACAAGACAAACGTAATATACTGCTGATAGCAGCCAAAGGACTACACGAACAACTACGCGTACTGAATGAGGCTGTTCGAGGAATCATCAACACTCTCATCTCCGACAGCGACCAACTCTTAACTGAAGCCGCAGATGAAAAAGAAGCGGAGCGAGGGATGACAGTTCACAAAGTAAAGTACACAAAACCTAGTGAAATTGTACAAGATGCACCGGGTGTCCTCCCCCGAAGTGCCCCACCCCCGAGTGGGCGCAAATGTGGAAAGTGCGGGCAGCGAGGGCATAACGCCAGAACGTGCAAACGATGAACAGACTCCAACGAGTAGTTGCATTTATCATTTATGTGCTCTTACCGCTTGGCTTTCTTGCATATAAAGCGGGCGAAATGCTCGCGGCATTGACTGTTTGGGTGTCAAAATAGGAGGATAAATGTTCAACCACCAGCGAATCAAAAATATGGAAGCTAATATCTCTGACCTAAGCTCCTGTCTCAGCCAAATGAGCGGTAGGATTAGAGATGTCCGACATGAGCTACAAAGAGAACTTGATCTCAACAAGCTCCAGCAAGCAAGCGACCTACGCGTATCAACACAAAATTTAGTCTGCAAATTTGATGCTCTTATTCAGTCCTTAGGATTAGAGTGGGTTGAGTCAACCATTTCTGCCGCTCACTTTAAAGAAAGAGACTTACCACTTTCCTCGCTTTGTCCCTTTGAACGACGCTGCCCAATTTGCCAAAAGGAGATTTAACCAAGATGCAGACAAAATCATCAGCAGATTCTGGTTACATTGTCATTCTTGCATTTCTACTCGGTGGAATCTTCGGCTTTTCCGCCGCAACTCTGCCATTTGCAATGGGTAAGCCCGATGGCACTGGTGTCAAGCGCCCCTCACCCCCAATCGTGAGCCCGTTTGACCTTCTAGAAGTGGGCGGGTTGCTCCTAGTTTCGCCCCAGATGGACTCATTAGGGAATCATGACTACCGAACCATCCCCCCTAATTCAATCTTGCTGGTGCCCAAGCAAACAGTCGGAACAGACCCCAAGGAGTTAACAAAGTCCTAACAAAAGAGGGGGGAACTTATAAGGGGGGAGTTAACCCCGAGCTTCGCATTGAGGGGTGTCACTTTCAACTGTGACACACCCTCACATCGTGAGAGGGGTGTATATTAGAGCAAGATTGTCCCATTGTCACAAATCCCGTAACCCCAAGCCTCCCATAGCGTTAAGTGTGGGACAGACAACATTTGTGACAAGTTTGTGACAGCTTTTTTGTCACACGAAAAACACCAATGAAATGGCACTATTTAACAAAGGCTTGTGTCACAAATTTGTCCCATTGTCACACTTTTTGTCACACTGTCACACTTTGTCACACTTTTTTGAGTGGCCTATTTGTCCATAAAGGCTCCCCCCCGAGTGGACAGGTGTTGCATTTTGCAACGCTCCGACGCGGGACTTGACTGGCCCGCGTGACCGTGCTACACTTCCCTTCCAAGCCCAAAAGAGAGGTTTACAATTGCCTAACAAGCCAATTCTCTACGTCGTAGATGTAGAAGCAGATGGGCCATATCCTCCAGAATACTCAATGGTGTCATTTGGAGCCATAAGAGTAGATGAGAAGCTAGAGACAACTTTCTTTGGTCAGTGTGCTCCTATCTCTTCTGTGTGGCAAGATGCCGCACTAGCTATCTCTAAAATCACACGAAAAACTCATTTAACTTACCCACCCCCCGTACTCGCAATAACTAATTTCGATAATTGGGTAGCAGAAACAAGTGGGGGGCAACAACCAGTTTTCATCACTGATAACCTAGCCTTCGATTGGATGTGGATGAACTACTATCTCCACAGATTTTCAGGCCGAAATGTATTTGGCTGGTCAGGCCGACGCATAGGAGACATCTACGCAGGTATGCACAAAGACATGCGCGCAGGATGGAAACACCTTCGTCGCGCACGACACGACCACAATCCTGTCAACGATGCACTTGGTAACGCGGAAGCGTTGCTGAGAATGGCAGAGATGGGAGTGAGAGGAATTCTATGATAGAACTTATTTTTGGAGTGATTCTCCTTGCTTGCGGAGTAGGAGGGGTAATTTTTCATAAGACACACGGATGGTACTGTGATGTATGTCATGGTGAACGTGACTTTTTCGAGACACCCTGGATGGACAAAAGAGGTATGGTAGGAATGTGCTGTATCGAGAAAGATTAAAAAAGAGTTTATAGCCTATCTCACTCCGAAAGGTGGTGATATCACTGACTAAGTTCAATCGCGTTGGTGCAGACGGTCGCGGCCGTCCCCGCACCAACAAAGCAAACCGTAAGGGCGTTGTTCGTCTTGTAGTCTCCCTTACAGGTGAACAAATGAAGGGAAACATCACGCGCACTATCTCGTTTGCGGACGCCACGGTTTCTGACGTGTTCTCCGCCATTGAGCAAAACCTTGCGAATCGTGTCGCACAGGCTGCCAAGCGGAAGTAACTTGCGCGCCCGGTTGCTGGTCCGGGGATATGGGCAGAGATGCCAAACAAAACCAGACACTATTGCTCCTGAGTGGATCAGCTTTCATGCCCCTGCTCAGGTTATTCTAATTCCCCCCAATAGCTCAACGAATGGAGCAGCGCGCTTCGAACGCGAAGGATGTAGGTTTGAATCCTACTTGGGGGACTAGATTGGAGATCTAAAAATAAGTGAATAGACCGTGCGGCGTGGAAGGACACGCCTTGTTGTAGGCCCATGCATAGTGCTACCCTACGCTAGAGGGTTTGCAAGGTACTATGGCAACACTAGCTAGTGGGAGCCGGTATCAAGCCCGGCCACGGTCCTAAAAATTGGAAGCGAAGTTCAGAAGGCAGAACATCCGCCTGTCGAGCGGAATGATGCGGGTTCAACTCCCGTGGCTCCCGCCATATAGGGAACAAAGGTTTGGAGTACCTCACGTTGACAAGTGGAACCTTGCGATGGCTGCTTTGCGGTCATCAAAACTCGGGGGAGTGGCTGCTTCGCGGTCACTCGGCCAGCACATAGGTCAACATAACGAGTAATAACAAAGGAGACGTGATGAAGAAGCCAACTCGATTTTGGAAAGTGCTAGGGCCAGACAGAGAAGTGTTGCTATATGTAAATATCACGGCGTGCGGATATGAAGCCCCGATTGACGCCATTGCTAATTTAGGACTAGATGACTGCTTTGTGGGATTAGCCTCCGTAGAGATAAAGGAAGGATAGATGAAACTCTCGTTAGTTAAACGACTTCTCTACATCTGGGACATCATAGCCCTAAAATCTAACTGGCGATACGAGTTCGAGTGGAGTACCCCATCTCGCCCCGAGTGGTCAGGATGGTATATGCATTCTACAGTCATGGAGACTCTCACCCGCGGAAATGGCACAGGGCGAGTTCAGTATCAAAGACAGAATAAACCCCCTCGCCTCAAAGTCACTGTCGAGTATCTTTAAAGGAGGATCATCTTGAGTAAAATTCGATATTTCACCGACAAAGATGCTATCGAACCTCAAGCACTGGAACAAATCGCACGTACAGCTTCGATGCCATTCGTCCATGGTGTAGCAGTAATGCCCGATTGTCACTTAGGCAAAGGCAGCACAGTAGGCACAGTCGTCGCCACCGAGGGGGCAGTCATGCCTGCCTGTGTAGGAGTAGATATTGGCTGTGGCATGATCGCAGTCAAAACTTCTCTCACACCCGCACAAGTATATCCTCATCTCCGCACACTCCGAGAGGGCATCGAACGACGAATCCCAACAGGAATTGGTCCATTTGGCATGAATAGTAGAATTCTACCAAGTGCCGAGAGACGAATCGCACTTCTTGAAGAGAGAGCGAAAGTAACATGGGAAGATAGCAATCACATGAATGCTCGCGCCCATGAGTGGCGGAATCAAGTCGGCTCGTTGGGGGGAGGCAATCATTTTATTGAAGTATGCATTGGTCATTCTCTCGCTGCGTGGGAGCATGACGAGCAGGGCACTTTTACTGATGAAGGCGGTGAAGAAGTATGGGTTATCCTTCACTCTGGTTCCCGCGCAGTCGGCAACAAAACCGGCAACCACTGGACCCAAGTTGCCAAGCGCCAAGCAAAACGATATAAGTATGACGCATTTCTACCTGACCCAGATCTTTCATATTTGGTCAAAGAGAGTGAGGAATATTGGGAGTATATGAAAGAAGTAATGTGGTGTCAGTATTTTGCTTTGTTGAATAGAGAAGAAATGATGGACCGGGCACTCGACGAACTCTACCACACGATCTTGCAGGGTAAGTTCCCTACTGGTCCTGCCGGGCTTGAGATGGAGCGCATCAACTGCCACCACAATTACGTTACGAACGAAGAATACGACGGGAAGAAACTCCTAATCACACGTAAAGGCGCTATCTTCGCGGGAGTAGGTGAAAAAGCACTCATTCCAGGCAGCATGGGTGCCCGTTCGTATATTGTCGAGGGGCTTGGTCATCCAGGTTCATTTAACAGCGCCCCTCATGGAGCCGGTCGTCGGATGAGTAGACGGCGCGCACGTGAGGAATTCACAGAAGATAATCTTCGTCAGATGATGCAAGACTTGGGAATCGAAACACGGGTTCGTGATTCTATCGTAGACGAGAGCCCGGGTGCGTATAAAGACATTGATACTGTCATGGAAGAAGCGAAAGAATTAGTCCGGCCGATCCACACTCTCCAGCAGATCATTTCAGTGAAGGGAGACTGATATGGTAGTGAAAGTCGATCAAAGAGAAATCCCTTGTCTAGTCATCGGTGATGTTCACGGTCACCATGACAGACTCCAAGCCCTTCTCCGTCAAGAAGGAATCATTGACGAAGAAAACCGACGCACAGATAAAGACGCAGAAGTGATCCAAGTGGGTGATCTTGGTCAGTATGACAGACACACGCATAAACGGGATTACGTCACATGGTCTATGGTGGCCGATTATAATTGGGTTGACTACGTTCTTTGGGGCAACCATGACCGGGCAGTAGTGGACGTTACATCTAGTTTTCGTGGATATGACCCTCCTACCCCCCGAGTGGTCGAGCTTATGGAGAAAGTCAATCCACTTATGGCGATCATGCGACACGGGCATCTTATCACTCACGCGGGTCTTCACCCAACATACATGGAGGGGAAAACTGATCCCCACCAAGCGATTCTGGAGGGTGGAAATATTATCACAGCGATCAGCAGATGGCGAGGGGGGTATCACGAAGCTGGTGGGATTTTGTGGAGAGATTTTGTAGAGAGGCTTTGGCATGGTATGCCACAGATTTTTGGTCACACACGACAAAACAACGTAGAGCGAGATAGAAACTCGTGGTGCATTGATATAGGGTCGATAGACAATGGTCGGCTCGCAGGAATTTGGCTGCCAGAAATGCGCGCAGTTGAGATTATCCTTAACCAACTAAAGTAAAGAAGGAGTAATGTCACTAGACTTAACTCAAGTAGAACCTTATCGTATATGGAATGTCCGCGACCTTCTTACTGTTCCCCCTCCCCAAATGATTATCCGTAAAATCTTACCACGGGCAACTGTAACTGGGCTCTCCGCCTACCCAGGCGTGGGAAAAACCTGGCTTGCGGCTGAATTTGCTCGCGCAATTGCAACAGGAACAAAGTTTCTTGGCGAGTTCGATGCAACAATGGGGAACGTGATATTCGTGGGGAAGGACTCTTCAATCCACGATTACGCCCAACAAATGCGGAAACTTTTCCATACTGAAATGGAATTATACGATCATGAGATTAAAATGGGAGCCCGGAGAACGAATCCGTTTGACGATAGGATGCATTTTATTCTCAAGCCCGACCTGCTCCTAGAGGATCAAAAATCCGTCATGCGACTCGCTCGGACAGCAATCGAGCAAGTCCACTCGGAGGGTGTGGAGACACGTTCTTATTGGGTGGGGGATGAACTTGTTGAAGAACCAGAGACGCAATCCACAAAAGGAACAGATTTAATCGTGCTCGATACATTAGCGTCAATGACTCGTACCCCAGAGAACGATAACACTCAAATGGATTACGTCTTTCGTAACGTTCGCTGGCTCGCTGAAGTCACACATGCTTGCATCATCCTTATCCATCACTCCGGTAAGCCAACCGAATACAACCACGGTGAAAGCTGGCGCGGTGGCTCTGCACAAGAAGCGGCACTCGACAACTGGTTCCATATCATGCATCCACCCCGAGCCCCCCGAGACAAACTTCTCTTAAAAGTCAAACGCTTCCGGGGATTGAAACCTGATAATTTTCATTACTGGCTCCGTGTAGATGAAGAAACCGCACGACTAGAATTCCACCGAGAAGCAGAAGAAGGTGAGATCCCACCAGACATTGAAGATATCTCACTTCAAGCGGCGTCAGACTCAGAAGAAGACAAAGTGCTCGCTCTCTTGCGAGCACACAAGGGAGAATTTTTCAAGATCGGTGAGATCGCTCGCACGATATGGGAAGAGAACCAACCGAGTGGGCTAGAATTCCGTTCTTTTGAGAGACGAATACGTAGACTCATGCCATATCTCGTTGAGAAGAATTTTGCTGAAGATGGACCGAATAGAACATACAGACTCGCAGAGAGGGCACCATGAGCATAAGTTGCCTTGATGCCAGAAAAAGATGCATGTTTTCTGGCATGAATAAGCGACGTAAAAGGCGCTAATCCATTGACCGCAAGGTGTTTACTAGGATTCTAGGAAACGGGAAGGGGTATGTGTTCACCCCGTATGGGAGGGGCTACGCACTTAAGATGTAAATGTCGTGTTTGTGGAAATGTTATGTTTTGGCACCCAGGTGAAGAGGCCGCTCCTGTAGTATGTTCTAAGTGCAAGAGTGGGAACCTTGAAGACGAGGGAACAGCATGAATTTTTCTGAAAAATATATGAGAGCACTAACAGATCCTTGCGGGTTTTTTGCGGTGTTAAACTATCAGATGGATTATGCAGTTTTTAGTGGTGAGCCATCATCGTATCCGATTGCAGATATGTTGTCTCGGTGCTGCATGTCGGACTCATACATTAAGAGAGAGGATTATTATGCAGGAATCCCCTCTTGTTCGAGTTGTCATCGGACACTCGGCCCTGATGATCTTGTACGAGTGCCTCGGGCTAAAGGGAAGCGCATCAAGTCTCTCCCTGTAACTCCATAAGGAATTTATGAACTTAAAGGCGTATCAATATTTAGTCGCTGCGATAGCGAACAAACTCAATGAAGCAGAACAAAAGCACCCAGTTTGGCCGAAAGACCTAGTGCGTCAAGCTGCGATTGTTGGTGAAGAGGTAGGAGAGTTGTTAAAGGCTGCGCTTGACCGGACGGAGTATCAAGAAAAACACCTGTTCAATCTTTGTGGGTGTCAAGCAGAAAAAGTAGCAAAGATGGAGGATGAGATCAACGAAGAGGCTTTACAAACAGCAGCGATGGCGGTGCGTTTCCTTCTTAACCGATTGAGCCCTGATGGTGATGAGAGTGAGCAGGAGAGTTTGAATTAAGCCATGGACAAGCAGAAATTGAAAAAAATTGTTCAAGAGCATGACCTTGAGGAAGCTGATGAGATCCTCACAGAAGAAAATGAGCTAGAACAACTCACAGCTAAATCTTTGCGGGCGCAGAAACAAGGGAGGAAAGATGACTCCAACGATAAGTAAAAAAAAAGGAATTTGAAACCATTTTTTACTATCTGCCCAACTTGTGATAAGTGGGCAGAGTTCCCTATTTATACAGATGGATTGCACAGATGTTCTCGGTGTAACGACGATTTTCATCCACTTCAAGTTTTGGGGTGGATGCAATATTAAGGAGGAAGAGTGATGAAACTTGATATTGTTCGTAATGACGACTGGTGCGGAATATATGTGGATGAGATCCTCATCACAGAAAACCACACGATTGAATTAGAAGACCTTCTCACACTTTTAAAGATTCCATTCCAGTCTAAGTGGGTTGATACAGGATGGCTATTCGACCGGGGTAATTTGCCCACACATCTTTCGGAGGTAGAATTCGAATGAGTGGTCCAACACTATTAAGTGCTTGGTATGTAGTAGGAGTATTTGGTGGGGGGCATGTCGGTGCTGACGAGATGGGATGTTACGCTTATTACACAACAATTGATGACGGTACTCCCGCATGGACAGATGTTCCAGAACGTGCTATGATCTTCACATCCCTTCACTCTGCCTCCCGAGTGGCAGATGATGAGGGTGGAGATATTTTTGTAGTTTGGAACAAGGCTCAACTGAAGAAATGGGGGAGAGAATGAACGAGCAGAGATTTCTTGAAGCCATTCGTCAACTCTCGCATTTAGAGGATGAAGTGCTCACGGTCGCTTTCAGAATTGCGAATTATCCAGCTTTTGATCCACATAGTGGAGTGCCGTGGGGATTTTGGAGAGACATTAATGAGTTGCGAGATGCTGCGAATAAACTGTATGGTGTTGAGAGACAAGGGGGGAGTGAGGGATGATCCTTCTTACATCGTTTGCAGAAATTCCTATTCCTTTGAGTGTTCCAGTAGATGTTGCTGGCAGCGTGGAAGTGTTACGTCAAATTGAAAAACTGTACGCTCAGGGGGCATGTGAGTTTCATATTGGCTACTTAGAGCACACCCGAGCCAGCTTAGATGATTCTGCTCGGGTGTATCTCCCGATAACATTTAGCGGGATAGCAAAAGTGGAGGTAACTGAACAATGGAACAATCCATCCGAGTAACAGGACCACGAATTTTAATCAAACGTCTGGCGGCACAAGCTTTGACATCGAGTATGATCGAGGTTGTGAATCTTACGGATGAGCCATCCATGTTCGCTGAAGTGATCGCGGTTGGGAATGGTGGAAGAGTGAAGGACGGAACACGGCGCGCACCAGAAGTTAATGTAGGGGATAGGATTGTCACAAAGCCATTCGTCGGGACACCATATAAAGATTTCTTTTTCATCACAGAGGACGATGCCCTCGCGGTGGTGGAGGGACTATGAGAGAACTGACGCGGGATGAAGTGCCATATGATGAATGGGTCAAGGCCCTCGATGCCCTACTCGCCGCACAGGCCGAGCGCGACGCCGCTGTGAACGCACTAAAGAATCGCGCGGCTGAGAAGATGCCGAACTCATTCGTTGAAATGGAGTGGGCCTGCGGTCACAAAGGCGGGGCGGCATGCCAACGCTGTTTCGATGCGGCATGCGCCAAGCGCGACGAAGCGCAGGCGACCAAGGACATGCACAAGGAACGCCAGGAGAAGGAAATCGCCAGAGCCGATGCCGCCTACGCACGCGGGCTGCGCGAGGGCGTACGGTTGGCGCTGATCGCCGCCGCCGAAAAGGGCCGAGACTGCGCCGGGTTGCTGCACTCGACCCCCAGCTACATCTACGACAGCATCCGCGCCCTGCGCCCGGAGGACATCGTGGCGAGCGCGAAAGGAGGGCAGCGTGCGAATAACGAATGAGCAGTTGAGAAGAGTGAGCGGGGCAGACACGCCATGCGGTTGTGGTGCGCTCATCTCTACGCTCACATTAGACTTGCGCGACGCTCGCGCGGACGCAGAACGATTGGCGAATGCTCTGCGCGAGATAGCAAAGCACGGTTGGTGCCCATGTATTCCGGTGAAGGCCGCTCTCCGTGCTCACGACGAGGAGGTGAAGCCATGACCAAAGAAAACACAGATAAATTGATACCACATCCAATTCGCGAACCAATACAAGTCGAATTGATGCGACAAATTTTCAATGCGATTCGTTCTGATATGGAGACGATTTCCTACATCCCAGAAATCAGTGAACAGAAACAAAAAATATGGTGGACGAGTCTAGACCACTCAAAGGTTAAAGCTTTCCTCTACACTCCCGTAGACGAACCATGGTATTTTGTCGCATTTTCTGTTGTCCAAAAGAAGGGTGATTTCACTACTCCTATGTTTGGTGTTGTGCCCGCTGCTCACGGAAGAGGGTACGGGAGAGAGATAATTAAACATTATCTAGAAGTAGCGAACGGCCCACTTGCAGGCTCACAGAGAAAAGACAATGGCGCTATCCGCCACTTGAATCAAGAACTTGGATGGCAGATCGTTGGGGAGACAGAGGAAGCGGAATTGCTTTATCATTCGGGTATTATTAAAAATGATCCTCGACAAGAAGAAATCTATGAAGAAATCCTCAGGTATCATGGGGTTAAAAAATGAATTTTAATCTAGATTTTTGTGAAAGTTATGAAAGCGAAATTATCGAGGCGATCCTTGATGTAGTACAAAGAAAGAAATACATTCTTAGTGATCATGGTCTTGCTTTTGAGAGAGAATTTGCTGCATATCTAGGTATGCCTTTCTGCGCTGGTGTAGGGAATGGGACAGACGCGATTAGAATTGCATTGAAAGCTTTTGCAATCGGAGAGGGAGATGAAGTGATTTCTCCTGCGCACAATGTGGCGTATACAGCCCTTGCCGTTCGTGCGACAAAGGCAAAGAATGTTTTTGTAGATGTTGACCCAGATATATACTGTCTTGATCCAGAAAAGATCGAATCTGCTATCACAGGAAAAACGAGGGCGATCATCCCTGTCCATCTTTATGGGCAGACAGCGGACATGATAGAGATAAAGCACATCGCAGAGAAATATAAACTTATCGTGATCGAAGATGCAGCACAAGCTCACGGTGCAACCCATAATTGGGTCTTTGCCGGATGTTGGGGTGATGCTGCGGCTTTCTCTTTTTATCCGACAAAGAATCTTGGAGCGTTTGGAGAAGCAGGGGGGATAGTTACTAAGTACCCTGTGATCGACAGTCTTACTCGTGTTCTCCGCGATGGAGGTCGGATTGATCGGTATCTCCACAAATATGATGGGTTGAATTCGTGTCTCGATGAAATCCAAGCGGCTGTTCTTCGAGTAAAACTAAAGTATCTAGACCAATCAAACAAGAAGCGACAACAACTCGCTGAACGATATCGGGTCGGACTTGACAGAAAGTACACAACGCCTCGGTGTGGAGTTTACAATACCCATGTCTATCATCTTTACGTGCTCCAACATCCTCAACGAGATCGCATCGTCAGAGGATTGAACGAGGCTGGAATCCCATCCCTTATCCATTATCCTGTCCCCGTCCCGATGCAACCCGTCTTTGTTCAAGAGTCACAGGGGCAGGGACCCTGGCCTGTAGCAGAAAAACTAGCACGACAAGTATTCTCAATCCCGATGTTCCCTGATATGACTGACCATGAACAGGACACTGTAATCAAATGGTTGAACGCACTGGCGTAGCACTTTCATTAATCTGTCCCACTATTGGGCGGTCGTCTCTGGCTGTTCTTTTGCTCGATGTCGTTAAACAATTACAGCCACAAGATGAATTTATCGTCGTCGGGGATGGCCCACTCGACCCATATATCACTAAACTTTGTGGATTATATCCTACTGTTCGGTATTTAGAGACACCCACCCGAGTGGGTGATTATGGTTGTACTCCGTGTGATCTAGGAATTAAAGAAGCAAAAGGTGATTTTTTATGGTTTATTGGGGACGACGATAGTATCCCCGAAGGAGCAGTTGACTCGATCCGGCAAAGGGTGGTACACTCCTCAAGGCCGCACATCTTTGCCATGCAACACACAGGAAGAATCCTTTCGAATAGTGTTCAAGCTTGTGAGGTAAGTGGTCAACAGATCGTCGTACCTAACAACAAGAACCGAATTCCAAGAATGGCGGATTTTCCACCCCATCTTCTTGGACTTTCCGATTGGGTGTTTATTTCTAAAGTGATTAAGGAATGGGAAGTTGAAGGGTTCGAGTATCATCCAGAGATTATTTGTGTTTTGCCAACAATGAACCAAGGTAAATTCTTCTAGGAGGAAAGATGCCAGAAAGTCCGATGCCAGAAAGTCAGATTCCATCAGAGAAGCTTACAGAATTAGAGAAGAGACTAGCAAAAAAAATCGAGGAAGAACAAGCTCCCCAACAAGATAGCCAAGGACTGAAAGAGAATCCTGAAAAAACTCTCGACGTAGAAAAGTACGATATCGACCAGCACCTTGTCCACTTATACAAACGTGCTCGCCGCCGAGAAGTGGATGGGAAGGAGCAGTGGGTTATCAATCCGGTTGAGTGGTGGTCAGTGAGTAAAGCATACAATGGGACAGGGTATGACGAGAAAACAGGAACACCAAAAAATCTTGGTGATTACATGACAGCTATTGTCAATGGTCCTGAGGGGTGGGAAGTATTCAACGTTCTTCCAAACGGAATTGGACTAGGAGCAATCATCTTCCGCCGAACTGCAATGGTCGGCCTCCCCGAGCCGACACTTTTGGCAACAGAAGCAAAAGTCACGCCACCACAAGATGAAGAAGTTGCGGCGATTGAGAAGGAAACAATGGCTTGGGCGAATGAGGGGGGAGCGGTGGAAGGAGCAGACAGTGAGTAATACTGTGGATAAGTATATTGTCAACGTTTCTTCGGTCCAAGACTTCATGACCTGCCGCTATCGTTGGCTTTCCAAATGGGTTCTCAACCGCGTACCAGTTGAAGAGGGTCGCCCACTTAGGTTCGGAAAACTTCTTCATCAATTGTTCGAATCCTATTTTATAGAACAAATCCCCATGGAAGAAGTGATCCAAAGATACGCAGATAAGTGGAGTATCGCACTCTCGGATGCCAATAATATGAAAGATAGGCAAGACGCGGCAGATGCACTTGAAGATTTGGCCGCGTATGCTGAACCTCTCTGCTTATGGAAAGACCACTACCCCATTGAAAATCCTCCACTCGAAGTGGAGCAGCCATTCCTTATCCAATCGCCACTTCATCATGATATTTTCTTTCGTGGTAGACCAGATAGAATGGCTATTCTCTGGGGCAGGTTATGTCACGTTCAAAATCGAGGCCTTGCAGCAGGAGTTAATTTTGCTATGTACGCCGAATTAGCTACTCGGCATTTACATGAACACGTATACGCTTACGCGATGAGCAGGAAATATCCTGAGATTCCTTACGGTGGGACGGTCTTAAACCTTCTTCGTAAACTAAAGTATCGTGGCGTTCCAACGAAGAAGAACCCAGAAGGGAAGATCCTTCATGGCGTAGATGAAATTTTCTGGCAGGGGGTAGTAAATATTTCTCCTGAGCAGAATGAAAAAATGATGGAGGAAGCAAGTCTCTACGCTTGGGAGATGAGAGAAACTGAGCGACGGTATCAGGAAGAAGGAAGAATCCCACTCCCCAACGAATCCATGAACGACGGATATTTTCATAACGTCATCGACCCTTACTTCCGTGTGCTCAATGGAGAGATTGAACTAGATAATCCTAACTACTTCAAAGACAGAGAAGAGACGTACCAGCCTGGGGAGGAAGTACTAATTACATGACAGATACCGAGAAACTTTGGTCCCTTCTCCCTCATCCTAAAGGCTCTGTTATTCGTTGGATGGCACAGAACCACGATAGAAGTCATCGGGTAGGAGATTATGCTAGTACAGCACGAGAGTTAGAGCTAGCAATCGCTACCTTTCCTAACTACAATTTCTATATCGCACCTAACCCTGCCTTCCCCTCTCCTGGCACAAGACACTCGGCCAAAGATGTGTCACATTGGTCGTGGTTTCTTATTGACGTTGATCCTGTAGCTGATTTTCCCAGGCCCGAACCAGTCCTAGAAGAAGTATTAATCTCACTCGGAGAATGGATGGGAAGGAACCTCGAACCATTGATTATTGATTCGGGGAGAGGGGCACAAGCTTGGGTTCGTCTCGAAGATACTCCATTCATGACAGAAGGAGACCAACTTGTGGGCGAGAAGTTGAACAATCTGTTCTTGTACACTAGATCGGATGTTTCGCGCACTCATGGATATTGGCTCCGTAGACTAGATGAAAAAATTGGTGAACTACTCGGATGCCGGATAGACCCAAGTACTCGTGATCTTCCTCGGTTGATGCGATGCCCTGGAACTCTCAACACAAAAACTGGACGGCAAACGACTCTTCTTCAAGAAGGAAAGTCACACATAGGTTTGACAAAGTTACTCATTGTCGGCACACCGCCCGAAGAATTCACCCAACCAGAGACCTCGACACTCCCCGAGGGGGCAGCTTGGGCACTAGCGTTCCCCCACTTAACATTGAAGGCAAAGAAATTTCTGATAGAAGGATGGGAGGAACCGGGACGACATGACGCGATGTGGCACACAGCGAGGAAATTATACGAGCTAGGAATTAACAAAGACCAAGCAAGGGAAGCTCTTTGTTATGGAAATGTTATGTGCCGACCTAAACCTTTGTCCGACCGGGACATAGAGCACGCTCTTGCTTCAGCTTTTCGCCCTTGACAGGGGCCAGGGGCCGTGCTATACTCCCCTGTAAGTTCATACCATATAGGAGGTTATGTGGCACTAGAAGTTTTCGACCCTACTCTTAACGAGAGTGACAGAGAACGTATTATTCTTTACGGAAGTGCTGGTGTAGGGAAGAGTCGATTTGGTCTTTGTGTTCCAGAAGAGCCATTCGGTGACATTCTTCTTTACGCAGCAGATGAGAATTCAGAATTCCTCCACTCCATTTCCCCCGAGCAACGAATGTCGGGGAGGATCAAGGTGATTAAGCCTCGGACGGAATGGACGGACCCAGAAACAGGAGAGATCAAGAAAGGTGATCCGATCACCAACTTTCAACAGTTTTGTATGACAGATTGGAAGAAAGTATTCCCTACTGTCAAAACAATCGTCGTGGATACTTACACAAAAGTTGCGATGGATTGTATTCAGTATGCTGCGAACACGGGTGCTATTGACAGAGAAATGCATTACAAAATTGGCGACCCTAATGACGGTGGACAAGCAATTCCGAACCGGAGTGATTATCAGGGGATTGAGTCTCTTTCTCGTGGATTTATCGACACGATTTTTGATAAGCAACGGGACATGCATATCATTTTTATTTGTCACGAAGATAGCAAACAGGTTGGCAATGTAGGTGTTGTTGGTGGGCCGTCGCACCCGGGCCGGAAAATGACACAAGACCTTCCAGCAAAATTCAGCACAGTGATCCGTTTGATTCGTGATCCAGTTCTGATTCCGGGTGATTCTGTCCCCACGATGAAAGTGATCGCCGTCACAGACCATGATGGTCAATACATTGCGAAGATGCGGGAAGGTGATTATGAGAAGGGGAATGGTCTTTCTAGAATTGCTCTTGACAAGAATCCAGTGAATTTCTGGAACATGTATTTAGAGTTTGTACAAATGAGAAGTAAACTCACACAGGAGAGCGCATGAGCGAAGAGATTAAAGTACCGGAGTTTCTAGATGTATCCCCCGAAGCCCAAGCTGCTGCTGACGCGGCAATGGACCCCAATGTTCGTCCACCTGCGGGGGCGAAAGTAGCGATTGACAAGAAAACTGGTGATGAATATTTCCGGTGGTCAGAGATTGCAGTGATCGAGGAAGCTGCATCCTCGCGTTCACCAAAAGGACATACTTGTTTTCAAGTTGTAACCAAAATTCGTCCTAGTGGTGATCCACAGAATAAGAATGTTGGACGAAAAGTTTGGACTCGTGTCTATATCAATTTTCCTGTTCTAGCTGGTGCAGTCCAGGATGATGGTCTTGCCGCAATGAATTTTAGGTCTGTCGGAACATTACAGACACTTTTGCGCGCGACCGGCTACGCCCCGAGGGAGCCCGGGCTGAAGGCTGCTCTATTGAAGAGTCTTTTCCCTGTTGGGGGGATGCCTCCTAGCCCGCTAGTCGGCAAAGTTGTTGTTATGAATCTAGTTAATTCTCCGAACAAGGGAGAAAATGTTAAGTACGATAGGCAAACACAAGCAGAGTCGTTCTTGCCAGTTTCACAGGAGTCATAATGAGTGATGGAAGAGAAGTGTTTGAAAAGGATAATCCTTTCACTCGCCTCGCGCATCAGGTAGCAGAGCACAACAGAGGTCGCCCAATGGGGCGAGCCACATTCCGGGGAGAATCAGTAATCGCAGCAGAAGCACCGACTCTGGTTCGATCTGCCGCGATGAATGCACCCCCTCCGATTCCAAGCGCACTCGATCCAGAAGAACAGGCAAGGCGAGATAAATTACTGGCTGAACATATGGGAGTTCCAGAAGAAAACATACGAGAATCTCCACACCAACATTTACTTCCACCCGAGTCTCGTGTTTCTTTGACCAGAGGTATCCCCCGGTTTGAGCGTGTACAAGGGATTGACCTTGAGAATGGTGTTGTTGTCATCGACGGTATGACATTCCCTATTCCCGAAGCAGATATTCCAGACATGAAAGGCTACGTTGTTCAAGTCGCAACAGATGCGATTTCTACTGCATTAGCCAACGCCTTGATCTCCTTTGGTCTGGCGCGCGAGTCGAAGGAGAACGAAGGGAATGGTCCAACAGAAACGAATATGCAACCGATGCCACAAACAAACGAGAAGGGACAAGCAGAAGCGGTGCATTCCGTGCGAGAACCTACGCAAGCACCGATGGAAAGAAAGAAACGTAAGTACACAAAGAGAGTACCACCGAAGAACGAGTAGTCGGATAAATGGACTTGCTCGACGTATGAGAAATAGATACAATTTTGATAATCACGCAGCACAGGTATTGGCAGAATCCCTCGTTGACCCAAAAGAACGTTGCAGGATTTGCGGGATACCGGCGTGGCTAATTTGGCTCTTTCATGCGCAGGGCGGTCCATTTGTTTTAGGAACGAAACAGAATAATCGTAGGTTAAACATAGACCACATTATTGCTGGTAGTCTATCAACACTAGAAAATGTTCGGCTTCTTTGTGCCGCCTGTAATATTTACCGAGGTCCGAGCGAAAAATCGGATATGCGAGTGCTACGCTGGATGCGCAGAAAATGGCAATGGTTGATCCCTGTCCATCTTCTTTGGTGGCTGAACACTCGGCCGGGACAAGGGGGGAGATTGCACCGAAATGAGACTTGTGAGTTACGAGAAATTAGGCTTGAAGATTTGAGGGGGCGAGAATGGTAGAAGGACGGAAAGACGCACCCTATTTATTTATTTTGCCGTTCATGGATGATGAAGGTGTTGTCGCTTGGTTTTGGCAGAAACTTCATGAGTCAGGGATTCTTAAGACGGATGTACGAGTAGTGTATCTCTTGGAAGAACCTCCAAAGAACACCGGGAAACGTCCATCAGTTACGCAGTTACGTGACGCACTCCCTCGATTCTCTAAAGAGATAGAAGAATCCTCTCCTGTAGTTATCCTTCCAATGGGGGGGTTCGCGACATACTATATTACTGGCATTAAAGAACACATCGCAGACACACGAGGATACCTTATCCCACGCGACCAAACTCTTCCCGTTGTCCAGCAAAAATGGACACAAATCGGAGAGTATAAAACTGGGAGTAAAAAGACGGGACGAATAAAAGGTGATCCTCGATATAAATGGGTTAGTGTGGGAGGCGAAGCAATTCTTCCTCCCGCCTTTTCTGGGTTTATCATCCCAACTTTTGACTTAAATCATCTCAGGCTCACTGGATTCGCGGTTCAACCCGCATTTAAAGTAGATGTGCTCCGAGCACGCCGAGTTGTGAATGGTGGGATTGATCTGCTCGATGATAAGTTTTCTTACTATATCTCCCCATCTGTAGGCCGGGATAGGCTAGGGCTTGAGTACGGCACGCAGAGGTTAGAAGACAGACAATTCGGTGCTACTCTCGCTATTGACATTGAGACTCATGGAATCGATAATGAAGTTATCGACCGTGTTTCGTTTAGTGATGGAGAGATCACGGCCACGCTTTTATGGGATCAATACGCATTAGATTTACTCAATCAACTAGTCTCAGACAAAAGTCGAGTTCTTGTTTTTCACAACGAAGCGTTCGACCGACCGCGATTGATTGCCGCAGGTGTGAAAATTACAGACGAGCACGAAACAGTAGACACCATGTTTTTGAGTGTTGTCCTTCAACCAGATCTGAGTAAAGCTCTCGGACGAGTCGCGACGCTTCATTTTGACTTGTACGGTTGGAAGTGGGAGCATCTAAAGTCTGGATACGACGATGAACAATACTCTGCAAAGGATGCTTTTGTCACGATCAAGCTAGAAAAAACAGGACAAACCCTCATGGAAGGGCTCGGTATGTGGCCCCTCTTTAGTGGAAAGAATTTTCCTTGGGGTCCAGGCTTGATGAAGACTCTCCCGGTGCTCTCCGATATGACTGCTGGCGGATTACGGATCAATAAAGTCTACGCCTCCGAGTGGACAACCCAACTTTCAGATGAATTACTCGTTCATTTAGGTAAGTGGTCTGAAATTTTTCCTCATGTTGATCCGGGGTCTAATCCAGATATGTGTAAACTTTTCTATGGTCACTGGGGCCTTCCTATCCATCGAACAAAAAAGGAAGGGATTACTGTGAATGAACTCGCAGTAATGAAGACACGAGAATATATCAAAACGGAGTACGCACAAAAGAAGGATGAAGCGCCATGGAAGGATGATCCTCGTTGTCGTGATGAAATCTTCCAGTTACTTTTAGATATTCGTGGTGTGGTTAAGAACCTTGGCACGTACGCTCTCCCTGCGAATGAAAACGAGACTGCATGGGTTCACCCGCAATATCTCCCAGAGTCTAAGGACGAAGAAACAGGGCGGGATGGAACTGGTGCTAAAGGCAACACAGCGACAGGCAGACTCGCAGCCTCTCGTCCTAATATTCAGAATCAACCTGAGATAGCAAGATGGCTATACCTCCCTGATTTTGATCATTGGTGTTTTGTCCAGCGGGACTATTCACGTGCAGAATTGTATGCGATGGCATACTCAGCACAAGATGAAGTGA